TTTAATTGATTGAATCGAAAACCGCCTTCAAACATCTCATAGGCCGGATGGTGTCCGAATGCCACGGTAACGCGGGCATCTCTTTGGTTCTGCAATCTTGATTGATACCAATCCAATTCCGATTTTGATAAATATCCGAATAATGAAAATGGATATTTTGCGCCGAGATTTTCGGGAGTATGAAGCCCGATAAAATGATACTTACCGAAGGGATATTCTTTTACGAAATCGTAAAAAGGCTCTTTTTGCATACTTGAATTTCGAAACCATTTGAAATCCGGGTCGGAATAAGTATCATGATTACCCATAACATCAAAATATATATTTGAAGTCATGTTTGCAGTTTGTAGACTTACAGAATAATTATTCCATTCATATGCCAATTGGCCTTGATTTTTTCCGAGAAAGTTATGGTAATCGGAATCAACGATGTCTCCCGTATGTAGATAGAACGCCGGCTTAATATATTGCTCACTCATATTGAGAAAGTTAACGAACATATCCGTTTTTTCTTTAGAACTCCACATACTTTGAGTGTCGGTGATATGAACGAACCAAAATACTCCTTCGTTTTCATCGATTTGTAATAAATCGAGCGTCTACACGTCGTGGGCGCTTGAGAAGGAATACGAGGCCGTCGTGAAGGAATTGGCGCCGATCTCGGGCAAGTGCCTGGGCATTGTCACCAGCAACCACCACAGGCGCTTTGAGCGGGCCGTAGGTATGAGTTTGGACAAGATGCTGGCCCACGACATGGCCGTTCCGTTCCTGGGCCAAATAGGGCTATTGAACGTGATTTGCGGGAAGGCGTCCTACTACATCGCCCTGCACCACGGCACGGGCATGGGGAAGCGGCGCGGCTCCAAGACCAACAACACCGAAGACCTGGCCGTGCTCGTCCCAGGCGCCGATATCTACATGGAGGGGCACACTCACGCTCCCGACTTCTTCATCGACGAGATGAACTACATCGACCGGAAGCGGGGCCTGTTCCGGTCGGCACCGGCCTACTTCTGCGTGACGGGGCACTTCCTTGACTACGGCAGGAGCTACGCCCCAGGAATGAAGCTCAGGCCCATGCCCCAGGGCGCGGCTGTCCTTGAGCTTCGTGAGGCGGGCGCCGGGAACGTGGGAAACAAGAAGGTGAGATTCGATCTGTTCAACTGACAAGGGGCCGGGAAACCGGCCCTCTTTTCTATTTCAGGGTCACGGTTGGAGTGTAGAACAGGTCGATTTCTCCGACCTTCTTGAACTGCGATATGGTTCTGCCTCTGACCGTGACGTAGATCGGAGTTCCTTCCGGCATGTCAAGGCACTTTCCAGATGCCTGGGCGTCCTTGTAGACTTTGATGGCGGCGTCGTCCTTGTTCTGCTCGATCAAGTCCATGAAATAGGCGAGGACAGACTCATCCTTGCATACTGTCGCATTCTTTCCAATGTAGGCGGTGTCGCCAGCCATCGCGGGCGCCACCAGGGCGAGACTCAATACCACGGCCAAACAGATTCCCTTCATGATTGCCTCCCAAAACGTGTTGACAAAAGAAAGGCCGGTTCGTGGAACCGGCCATCGGTTTCAGGAATGGCATCATACGCCTCTTGGAGGTCAAACGCAACTCTCCTGCGTCATCACATTTTGACCTTTGGAGCCTTCTTGGCTGGCTCCTTGGGCGGCTTGCTAGTGAGCATCCACCCGAAGGTGTAGAAGATCGGATACTCGCCGGGGATTCGTATCATTGCAATGCGGTCGTTGTCCATCATCTTGTAGAAGGGAACTCCTGACGGCAGCATGCGACAGGCGTCGGATTCAACGACCGCTTTGATGTACTTCTCAAGGGCGTCCACGTCGTTCTGGTTTGAGAGCGCCTGCATGTAGCGAAGCGGGGCCTCGTCGGCACAGAATAGGAACCTGTCTCCGGTGTACCTGATGCCGCTGTCTGCCATCCCGGTGGAAACAAAGGCGGCCAGGGACAATGCCAAAACCAGGGTGATGACTGTCTTCTTCATGGCTCCCTCCTTGAAGCGTGTAAGGTTCCTACCTGATGTATCCCTCGCGCTCGGCCAGCTTCCTGATCTCAGTCCAACTATCCCCGCGCTCGATCACGAAGGGGTGCTGCTTGACGAAGCGCCGGATTCCGACGCCCACCTTCTGTTGGTCTTCGGGGTGGACGGCTCCGGCGATCCATGCTGTCAAATGCCTTCCGGTGAATTCATCCACGGCATCCTCCTTGTGTGTTGAGCCTATGATTGACCGGCAAGGCCGCAATATCCAAATTCACCACTTTCAAGGCCGCCGTCCCAGCGCCACATCATGCACTTGTCGGCCCTGCACTTTGCGTTGTCGTTATTCGAGTAACCCGACGCCCCATATGGCGTGCTGATACGATGCCCGTCTCGCGCCATCGGACACCACATTTTCTTTGCCTCTTCCACTTTCACGATCACGGCTATTCCTCCTCTTTCGCGGGTTCGGGCAATGCGGGCATCATGGTTGAAACATCAGGCATGCTGACATTCTGCCCAGTCAGGCATGCTGACATTCTGCCCAGATTGATAAGGGCGTTGGTGATGAATGCTTCGACCTCGGTCTTGGCCTCATGAACAGTCTTGTCCATAGCCTCTGTGAAGCTCGATTGCACAAACGGGATGTTGCACTCCATTTCGGTCTGGATGTTTCGCAGCTTGCCAAGCAGGGCGTTTAATTCCTTCTTGGTCGGCGTGCCCTTCTTGCTAAGCAGCTCCGTGGCCTCGCTGATCGCCTGGCCCATGACCTCGTTGATCTTCATGACCTTCTTTTTAAAGTCGTCCTCGATGCGATCTTGGACGCTGTAGTCTGGGCACGGCTCCATTTCCTCGCCGTTGAAATAGCGCAAGGTGCAGGGCACACCGTCGCCCATGTTCAGGCTGGAAATCATCTCGGCAAATTGGGCAGGGCTGAGATGGACTTCTATCAATGCCTCTTTGCCGAAAATCCATTCGCGGGAGAGGTCGCGCTCCCTCGTCGCCTGTTTGATGGTGATGGCGATTCCGTTGAAGTGCTTGATGTGGGAGCCAAACATATTGTTGCCGCGATTGTCGTAGAACCTGTGAGCGCCGATCATGGCGTAGCTCTCATGCTTCTCTGTGGCTCTTTCCATCATGTCCTCCTTCTGGCCCTGAAGGCCCTGGTCGCATGTCGGGGCGCTTCAGGCGTGCCCACGTCGTAGAAAGTCCGGTACTGGCAGGCCGAACACTGGCCCCTGAACTCACCGTCCTTGGGGCCGAACCCGCTTTCTGAGTGTCCCTGCATCGTGGCGCCGCACTTCCAGCAGCGCACTTCCTCATGGCTTCTGAATGTCGGGAACAGCCTGACGCTCATTTCATACTCCCGGAAAGGCCGCCCGAAGGCGGCCTGGTCAATCGCTAGGGGAGCACCACAGCCTCAACCGCTTTGGCGCCGCCCTGGAGGTTAAATTCTCTAACCGTTAATTCCACAATACAGTAAGTGCTGACTATTGTCAACAACTATTTGATAGGAATTTCATTTACTTGTCTTCACGCACCCTGTAGAACCTGGGGTGCCGAAGCGATCCCGCCTTCGTGACCTGCTGATACCTGATCTCGACCATCTTGGGCAGGTCGTCCATGAACTCGTGACGCTGGGCATCACTCATGCCGCTGACGCTCACCTTGACGCCCTTGAAGTCAACCACCAGGGCGCCGATCATCCCGGCGTACTTGCCCTCACCAGGCTCCCAGCCGATCACGGGCACGTCTGCCGTCTCTTCGCCCTTCAGCTTCAGCCACTGGGCCGACTTCTTGTGCTCGTAGAGGCCGTTCTTGGTCTTGAGCACCAGGCCCTCCCAGCCCTCTTTGATCGTGGCGTCCAGCCACTCCAAGATGGCGCCGTCCTCGTACATGGCAGGGCACAGGTCATGGTGCTCATGCCTCCAGATGTTGCCGTGGTCAACATGCCCATTGAAAATCAATTCAAGAAGGTCTTGGCGTCGGGCCAATGGAGTGTTGAACATCTGAACATCGAGCACGTTCAGCCGGAAGATGCTGTCGTCAACGTCCTTAAGCCGTCGAAGCTGGCTCATCACGTCGCTGAACTCGGCGCTCGTGCTGGTCGTCTCACTGTCAAAGACCACCGGATAACCGGACAGGCCGTTCAAGTAGATCGTTCCTGCCAAGGCCCTCAACCCTTCATCGAAGCAGGCAAAGTTGGGGAATCGCTTCTTGTTCCTGCTGAAGTGGGCGACCTCGCCGTCCTTGTGGACTACTGACAGGGTGCGAACCCCGTCCAGCTTGTACGACCAGCAGATATTCTGCGGGCCACCGGCAAAGCCAAGGAACGCTTTCACGTCGTCTCTACAGGTCATGGCGTCAGGTGGGATGTACGGATTCATTGAATGGCCTCCGCTGGCGCCTTCATGGCGCACCAATCACCGCATGCCACCGTCCAGGCGCCTTCCGTGAAGCTCGGATGCTGATGCGGGTCGGGATAGTCCCAGGTGTTCATGTTGCCTCGCCCGTACTCGAAGGCCGCAATCACGGCCTCCCTGGGCGGGAGGTCAAAGCTCATGGTGTCCAGGCTGGACAGGTTCACGACCTCGGTCATGGCTTACTCCTATTTCGACCAGTTGCTCCTGATCGGTATGTCTCCGAAGATGTTGGGAATGTAGGTGATGCCATTCTTAAGCAACAGCGTGCCCAGCTCATCGAGGCGTCGGCGGGCGTTTCTTCCAAACACCTTGTCAGCCCAGGCATACCTCGACAGGTCTTTGTACTCGCGATAGGCATTGGATAGTTCGACGTTCATGGCCTACTCCTGCTCGATCAACCAGCGGTCAACCTTGTGGTCAAGCCCGACAAACAGGGCAGGGCCGCTTCCATCCTGCTCTTTCGTAAAACGGGTGTACCAGACGTTCCCGATGGCACGCCCTTGGCCGTTGATGAAGGGGAATCCCCGGCTGACCGCCACGTCGTAGGCGCTCCTGAACACCCTGGGTTTCCTGATCCTGACCGCGCTCATTCGGTTGGCGCGGGTCACTTCAACGTGGTCTGGCGTGACTGTCCTTTTCACTACTGCTTCCATGTCGTCCTCCGTCGTTGGGGTTCGTTTCCTAGCCGTCATTGTCTGATAAATACCATAAGTGCTTACTGACTGTCAAGAGAAAAATCAATAGATAATTGGATAGGTTGCTTTATTTCTGGAGTCCAGCACAGGTCTGACGCCTTGAGCTTGCCATCATGGTCAAAGTCATAGTAGCACCCGTAGGAGTGCCAGACCTCCCAGGTGTGCTCACCGCTCACTTTGGCATAGGGTGTCTGGGGGATGTGGCGGGCCTTGACGGCCTCGCCCTCTTTGAAGGCTGTCTGGCCCTTGCAGACGCCGTGAGTGCGGTATGAATAGGGCGTGGGTTCCGGCCTAAAGATGTTGCCATCAGTTCGCACGTAAAAGCCGTGTGAGTCTTTCTTGATCTTGGTCTTGGCCATGTCAACCTCCTTCTACCAATCAGTCTCGATGCCTTCATATTCGGCGGCTTCCAGCATCCATTCGCCGAGGTCTGAGCAGTCGTCGTAGGCAGCGCCTTCAGCCTGCATGGCGACGTAGCGACCGAAGCAGTCGGGGTCGTTGTTGAAGCTCTTGAAGTTTTTGCTCTTGGCCGTTTTCCTGATGTAGGCCAGCTCCTCCTGCCATTCCTCGCGGGTCTTGATATGTCTTGTTCCCACCGCTATTCCCTTCGTGGCTTCTTCAAGCACGTCGATGTCGATCTCATCCTGGGCGTCGCACGCATCCTCGATCATGAGGGCCAGGCGCTGTATGTAGGCTTTAGTCACGGGCGTCATGTTAATGAACTTCATGTCTTATCCCTTCCCGGTTCGTGCCATGCTGACACTGGCTCGGAGCAACTTGATGGCCTCCTCCACCCTGCACATGGCGATGTTGATTTCATTCGCCCTGTTTTCTCCGTGGCTCCAATCAACCAGGCTCAGGGCGGTTTCCAGGTCGATGGCCGTTCGCTCGACCTTGCCGAAGAACTTGATGGCCTTCTTTTCAGTCAGCATCGTGGCCTCCCTATCCGACCTGGGTGATGCACTTCGTGGCGGGGTTCATCCATCCGTGCCTTCGCTCGACGCCTTTGCTTCCGACCGTTTCAAGGTCGAAGTACACTTCCTTGCTGGCCGCTCCGGTTTCAAACCAGGGCTTGACTATCGAGTAGCTGTCGCCCAAGTAGCACTGGCCGAAGATGGCTCCGCACTTCTTGCATTCGGACACGCCGATAACCGTGGCGTGGGGCTTCAGACTTCTGCTGCTGCATGCAGGGCATTCACAGAGGTTCATCGTAGTAGCTCCTTCGGGCGCCCTCGCTGGGCGCCCGTGTGGATGGGTTAGCTGATGTAGGCAACCACTTCGTATCTGCCGCTCTGCATCTTGTACCAGGTCAGGCACAAGGCGTTCATGAGCGGTTCGTAGAATTCGCCGGTCTTGCTGTCGGCCTTGGCCAGGGGAAGGCTCGCACGCCCCTCGCGTCCGCAGCAGAACCCGCTCCATTCGGTCTTGTCTTCCTGCACCACAACCAGGCCGACTCTTTTCAGGGCGTCAACCATCGGGCCAATCGGAATCCATTCGTGGTAGGCATTGAAGCGGTCGATTGCTTGGTAGGCTGTCTTGCGGTCTTTGGTGCTCAATCTGGGTGCTCTCATGTTTCGTGCTCCGTAGTTGGTTTGTTCGTTGCGCCTTGTTCCCTAACCGTTAATGTCACAATACTAAGTGCTTACTTCTCTGTCAACAAAAATATGAAGCGCTGACTTATTTTTTTTGAACTTGAAATCAGATGGCCGTCGAGGGTAAGCTCTCTGTATTACCTATTATAGGGAGGGCGGTCTATGGAGTGGATGGATGACTTCGAGCCACCGGAATGGTTCGTCGTCGGAAGCGACAGGGCACCGAGCATCGAGTACGACCACCGGCTGGAGGTCTTGAACGCGAACCCGCGCCTGGACTTCCACGAGCGCCTGATCTTCATCCTGATGCTGAGTGAGGCGGGGATCGAGCGGGTGAGGCCGCTTTTCGAGACATACGAGATCGACGCCCTGGTCTATCCGTACAGCTTGAAGCGGATTAAGCTCATGACCGGCTGGAGCTTCGACGACATTCAGCATGCCGTGGGCAGGCTGACCCACGAGGGCTTCATCGAGCCGGTCGATCCGAGGGGCTATCGACTCGACTTCGGCGGCACGTTGGCAGACTAGATGGACTTCATCGAACTAAGTAGGTACTTATTTGTGCCAAATCCGGCCTGTAAGGGCTAAAACCTAATGATTTCAACATACTGTACTAATCCGGCCTTCGGCACCATAGTTGAAATCATTGGGAAAAATGACCTAAAAAGGCCGATCTGCCAACAAAACTGCCAACAGGGTCATTTTTCAACCCGCAAAACCCGTGCTCAGAACACGGGTTTTGTCGTTGTTGGCATGTTGGCAGATCGTGCCAACGAGTGCCCTGTTCGCCTCCTCCCGACCCTGCCCTGGAATCCAGTGACCATACGAGTCAACCGTCATCGTGATGGAGTGATGGCCGAGCTGCTTCTGGACGTAGGCAGGGCTGACGTGAGCCATCAGAAGGATGCTGGCGTAGGTGTGTCGGAGATCGTGAGGATTCCGTCTCCTGAGCAGAGCCATCCGGCATGCCTTCTTCAGGACGCACTGGATGAGGCGCTGGGTGATCTCGGGGAACAGGAGATCAGCCGGGACACCCGTGGACAGGGCCGCTTTCCGAAGCTCCTTGATGTGGGCCTCCAGCTTGGCGACCAGTGGCGCCGGGACGTCGATGAGCCTCTGTCCGGTCTTGGGCCTGCCGAAGCGTCCCAGTTTGACCGTCTCGCTCACCATGTACTGACAGTTCGTGACGTCCAGATGCTCCTGGCGCATGGCCAGACACTCCCCCAGGCGCATGCCGGTGAGGGCCATCGTCTCGATAATCAGGGCATACTTGCCCTTGAGGCGAGCCCAGGCCGTTTCCAGCAGGCGGTCAAGGTCTTCCTTGGAAAACGGGTCGGGCATGGTCTGATTGCGCTTGTGCTTCGGCGGCAGAATCTTCTTGAGCAGGCCGTGAGCCGGGTTCTCGTTGGTGTAGCCCCGATCAATGGCCTCCCCGAAGATGCCGCTGATGACCGCATGCACCAGCTCGACCGTCTTGGCCGCACGCCTGGCAAGGAGGTCGGTCAGGAGGTCTTTGACCTGGGTGCGCTTCACCTTGTCCACCGGCATCTCCCCGATCACCGGATTCACGAAGTCGCGCACAACCGTCACATACCGATCAATGGTGAAGTATGCCCAGCGACCCTTGTTCGTGGCGATCCACTCCGAGGCCACCTGGGCAACCCTGGGAGACTGAGGCTCGACCGGCTCGACGGGCGCGATGTTCATCTTGGCGACGAACAGCTCAGCGGCCCGCAAGGCTCGATTCAACTCAGCCTCCCCTGCTCCAAACTGTCTGCGATCCCTTCCACCCTGCTCGCAGACCACGAGTTGCCACCGCTTCCGGCTCGTCATCATGACCTTGACGCCCTTGGCGATGGTGTAGATGGTTCCATACTTGCCTTCCGTCGTTTGGTGCTTCATGCGTCCACCTCGTTCATTGCCTCCCGCAAGGCTCTTTTTCTGCGGGAGGCCCTGGCGGCGCCGACGACACGGAACTGCTCAAACCAGGCGTCGAAATCACTTCGGTTCACCCTTACAGACCGGCCCAGCTTGATATAAGGCATACCTGAAGCCATCCAGTTCCGCAAGGTGTTAATTGAAACGCTGACGTGGTCGGCCAGCTCCTTTAGGGTGAGATACTCTTTCATGGCGTTCATCCCTAAGTGCTTACTTATTGTTTTTACGCAAAAAAATAGGCTTCATCCCGATGATGTAATCAGGGCCGAGCATCTTCTCGAACCGCTCGACGACCTTGGCCATGCGAAGGTTCATGGCGCCGGTCGTTGGCGGCGCCATCAAGATGTCCTTCTCGAACTCGACCACATGCTCGTAAACGTCATCGAAGCTCAGTTTTGGGTTCCGGTGCAGGCAGAACGCCGCATGGGTGAACCCGCAGAGCCCCAATAGGTGCAAGGCGGCCTGTTCGTTGACCTGGAAGCGCTCGATGACGCCCCCGATGTCGGCCAGAGCGATCAGCGACTCAGTCGAGTTCAGAACGAATGAGGCGTCAACCCGCTGGCCCAGAGCCTCCAGCATCTCGTTGTATATTTCGCCCATTTCCCCATCTTCAACCCTCTTTGCGATGTACCAGCAGACGGCCTCTCCGGCGTCCTTGAATTTCATGGTTCCCTCTACAGTATGACAAAGCCCTTCTCCCGCTTGACCAGCTCGTAGCGACGCTGGCTATGCTCGAACAGGTTCGGGTGTTGCCGGTCGATGAAGTCGATGACGATGGCGTAGTTCTCTTCTTTCTTCCGCATGGCCCTCCCAGTGCGCTGGAACAGGGCCGGGGCCGACTTGTTCCCGGCTGCCAGAATGACCCCGCTGATGACGTCGCAGTCCACGCCCTCGTCGTAGATGTTGGTTGCGATCAGGACGTCCAGCTTGTCGTTCTGCATGTGCCGGAAGGCCCGCTCGCGCTCATGCTGTTCCGTCGCCCCATCCTGGTATGCGACCCGCAGGCCCTTCTTGAGCATCATGTCCTCAAGAAGCTGCCCGTGCTCGACCTGGTTCACGATCACCAGAACCTTCTTGTCCATCTTGACCAGGCGCTGGGCCTGTAAGACGATGATCCCGTTCCGGTAGGAGTTGTGAACGATGCCGTTGGTGTAGGCCACTCGATAGCTCTTGCCCTTGAGGTTTGGCGTGGTCACGTCGAAGAACTTAAAGTATGGCCTCGCCACGACCCCGGCTTCGACCAGGGTGGAGATGGGCACCTTGGCGACCACCGGCCCAGCGACTCCCAGGAGGAACATATCGTCCTGCGCGTTGCCCTTCATGAAAGGCGTTGCCGTCAGGGCGAGCCTGTAAAAGGCGTTCCTGCACAAGATGGCTGGACGGTGGAACTGCTTGGCACCCGATCTGTGCGCTTCGTCGATTATCAATAGTTGAATGCTGTTCAAAAATTCGATCAATTCGTTGAATCGTCCTTCAATCATTTCGTCCGTGGCGTCAAGGCGTAGGTACTTCTGGTAGAGGTCTACCGTCGCTTTGTCCTGGGCGTTCTTGTGCTTCTTGACCTTGAGTTCTTCGAGCTTCTCCTGGATCGTCTGGGGCGTGAGCTTCGTCTTGCGGTAGTCTCTCAGGTCTTCGTAGGCTCGTATGATCGCGTCGATGGTCTGAACCGTGGCGATGGTGATGAAGTTCGGCTCGTAGATGCCGTCACCTATCGCCCCGATCTTGCCCTTGATGTCGGGGTTTCTGAGCACGAACCGCTTGGCCGTCTGGTGCAGCAGATGGGCGCGGTGCGTCAGGAACAGCGTCTTTAAGCCACAACCTCTTGATATTGCTATACTTATTTCTGTTTTGCCTGAACCCGTTGGCGACTGTACGACTCCACGGCCTCGCTTCATGAAGTCCTCGATGGCCTGAACCTGATAGTCCCGCATCGTGATCCCGTGCAGGATGTTCGCGTAGTCTGGGCTTGCCGGGAGGCTGGGCCTGGTTCGGGTGTCGCTGATGTTGAAGTCTATCCCGGCCCGCTTCAGGGCCGCACAGGCCGTCCAGAGGAAGCCGGTCAGGAAGGTGTTGTTGCGCCGGTCAAAGAACGACTTGCGACCGTCCCAGGTTTTGAGCCTGGGATTCTTGCGCCTGATGATCTCGATCTTCGGGATCATATATGAAAGGGCCGTGTAGACGGCGTTCAACTCGTCCCTTCTGGGAGAGCTTGCCTTCGTGAACACGTTGCCCACAGTGAACTGGATCATGGCTTCTCCGTCTAGCCTCCTGGGAAAGGTTCGGGTGCTGGGCCGTTCCCAGCACCCTGACGGTTGAAACAACAAACACGGAGGCTTCACTGGTATTACAGTCAGAAATCGGCCTATCTGGTAAAAGTTTTTTTGCCTGGGCGTGATTTTTTCTGGGAAGGGCCTGGGAGGCGTCCAAGGAATGGCGTCAGTAGTCTGGCCGCGCTTCGCGGCCTCTGTTTGCCGCGAACCGTATCCCGAAGGGATACGGGATAGGCAAACAGCCCTATATAATAATAAATAGCTTCAGCGAAGCTGAAGCGTAATTTCTTTCTATTATCGTTCTATGACTTTCTATGATCTGAACGGACTGTATCGCGCACGCGCACGCACGCGAGGGCGTGAAGTCTGTTTACTGCTTTGGTTGCCCGCCTTTCCAGGCCCTCCCAGGAAAATGCACGGCCTCGAAAATAAAGTTTACCCGATGTGGCCTTTCCCGACTGTAATACCAGTGAGCGCAATACCAACGGGAGGTATCGAGATGGACTACGAACAGCAACTGATCGAAACGAAGTGGTTTGACTACAAGCCGCTTCCCCCAGACACGGCAACCCTGGCCTTCATCGTCGAGCACGCGAAGGGCCTGGTCAGACAGCTTGAGTACCTGGGCGAGGAAGGGGCCTACTATAAGGCGACCGGCGCCCTGTTCGGGAGCCGAGGCTTGAAGCGGGCGAACCCGACAGCCTGGAAGCACTGGAAGCTCTTTGAGCGCCTACGGCAGAGGGCCGACGAGCGTTGCATGCGATACGACCTCTTCTGGGCAATGGCCTTTGAGGCGTACAACGAGTTCGGCTGGGGAACGAGGCAGACGAAGCGAAAGAGCTGCTTTGTGCCGTTCAACTACTTCACGAGCAAGGCTCTGCTTTCCAGGGTCTTCGACGGCTGGGAGGAGTACAGGCGGCAGTTCCTGGTCAAGTCGCACATCCCGTTCCTGAGAGCCGAGGCTTTCACCGGCCACCCTTTCCAGGTGGGATACTGGCGTTACGTCGCTGACGAAATCAAGAGGCGCTATCCCAGGAAGTGGTACGAGCGCCTGGACGAGATGAGGGTTGCCGGTGAATTCCCCAGCGGCAACGATTGGCTTGCTTTTTGCACTTCAAAGCAGTAAGCACTTACGACACTCAACAAGGAGATTTGAACATGACGACGGCTACGGAAATCACCAGAGGATTCGGGCGTTTGACGGTTGTGATGCCCAAGCTGCCCTGCAACTGCGAGGGCGTCAAACACGTCGGGCACATCAAAGATCATTGCATCTTGCCGGATGGCGAGCGCCTTCACGTTACGGGCGTCATTCGGTGGAACGGGAATCTGGCCTACTGCGAGGCCGAGACGGTCGAAACCCTGGCGAGGAACCTTGAGGATCGTTATCCGTCATTGAAGCCCGCCTTAATGAAGCGTCCGGTGCTGGGCCAATGGCTCCGTGACGCGGGAGTGAATTGACATGAATGGTGATGCCAAAACGATGCTGTTGGTCGCAAAGTCTGCGCGGGTTATCAGATCGTGCGAGACGGCTGAGCAAATCAAGGTGGCAGAGGCATTTCTGAAGAGAACTTTGCGCGTTATCGGCTGGCGCGGCCTCTTCGCCTCGCACCTGGCAACGGAAGCGTGTTGGAAGTTGATGCTTCTCCTTGAGCACGCAAAACGTCGTGTTTATCGGGAAGGAGGGAATGAATGGAACAGCTTAGCAAAGAGTTGATGATCGCGGTGAAGATCGAGCGTGTCATCAGGTCGTGCAAGACGCCTAACCACATCAAGGCGGCAGAAATCTTCTTGAGGGCGGGGTTGCGGGCAATGGGATTTCACACGTTCTCGCCGGATTGGATGTGGGATGTGAGGTCTGACCTTGAGGGCCTTCTTGGCGCGATGAGGCGCCTTATCAAAGCGGAGGCTGAGCGCCATGCTTGATCTGAACTTCGAGGCCAAGACCCTGGCCTGCCTCTTGAGGTCGAACCAGTTCTGCGCCGTGGCGGCCCAGCACATGAGTCCCAGCCACTTCGAGGGCGCCATGCGAAAGAACCTGGCCAAGATGGCCCTGGACTTCCACGGCCTCTACGGGACGCACCTGACCGGCTTGGGCTTCGTGAACGAAATGAAGAAGCTGGTCAAGGCGGGCACCCTGAAGAAGGCCGAGGTCAACGCCTACACAGAAGAGTACAAGGCCCTGGCCGCCCTGGACATCTCTGATTGGGAGTACGTCCTCAAGGAAAACATGACCTTCATCAAGGGTCGGGAGATGCGGGCGCTCATTGAAGACGCCGTCAAGAAGCACCTTCCCAAGGACGACTTCGAGGCCATCGAGAAGCAGTTCGGGAAGATCGCGGCCATCAGCATGCGGGCGTCTGTCGAGCCGGTTGACTACTACGACGAGAAGGCGGTTGACGACAGATCGAAGCGCCGGGAGGACGAGAAGGCGTCGCGGGTGATCGGCATCTCCACCGGCATCAAGCAGATCGACGCCTTCCTGCCGTCCCAGGGCTGGCGCCGCAAAGAACTCTACATCATCATGGGAGGGGCCAAGCGGGGCAAGACGATGGCCATGCTCTGGTTCGCCTACTGCGCGAGCCTCCAGGGCTTCAACGTGCCCTACTTCTCATGCGAGGTCAGCCGGGAGGTCATTGAAGACCGGCTGGACGCCATGATCGCCAACGTCGAAATCAACAAGCTCCCAGACAACATCAGACACGTTGCCGACCGAGTCAAACTGACCAGGCCCACGGGGCGCATCTTCATCTACGAGTATCCGACCCGATCCCTGTCCGTGCCCGAAATGCGGCGGCAGATACAGAAGCTGGAGATGGAGAAGGGCATCAGCGTGGACATGATCGTGAGCGACTACGCCCAGATCATGAAGGCGTCCAGGCGCTACGCCGACGACCCGTTGAGGGAAGAGGCCAGCATCTTTGAGGATCACCGCAAGATGGCCGGTGAGTTCGGTATTCCGGTCATCACGGGCTCCCAGACGAATCGGGCTGGCTCGACCAAGGCCGTGGTCAAGGGAACGGACACGGGCGGGACATTCGAGAAGATTGCCATCGCGGACGGCACTCTGACCCTGTCGGCACGGGATGAGGAGCTGGCGGGCGGCTTCATGCGGATCAGGCTGAGCGAGATGCGGAACGCGCCGAGCAAGACCTTCAAGATCAAGACCGACTTCGGCATGGGCCGGTTCTACAGGGAGTTCGTCGAGGTCGAAGAGGAGGAAGCGGCATGAGATTGGAATTCATGTCAGGAAGCGGCGAGTGTTTTAGCGGCGGCGAGCTGGTTGAGAGCCACCCAGGGGTTCAGGAGATGGACGGGACATGGATTGAGCCGCCATCTATGGAGCCTATCATTGACCTGGGCGAGCTTGAGGCGGTCTTTGCCTACATGAGCGAGCAGTTCCCAAAGGGCTGGAAGATCGAGGACGGCAAGGTCATCTCAGCGGTGCCGGTCAAGAAGCGGCGAGCCGCCAAGGCGCCTCTCAAGAAGAACACTATGAGGCTGGATGAGAATGGCTTGACGCTCGAAGACGACGAGCTGAAGGTCTGCCCCGATTGTGGCGGGAATGGCTGCATAGAAGACGAGATGGGCTTTCGCATGTGCAATACCTGTGCCAGCATGGGCGCTATCAGAAAGGACGGAGACGATGACCTGTAATTGCAACTGTCATACCGATTGGTGGGAGAAGGCGGGCGGCAAGAAGCACGCCGACTGCAACGAATGTACCCTGGAGCTGTTCAAGGAGGCACAGGAGATCAATACGGCCAAGGGCGAGATCGCCTATGTCGTCTGCGATGAAGACGACGGATACCCAGACTAGGAGGGCGTCGTGGGCTTCCGAGACTACCTTGAACAGCACTTCAACTTGAAAGAGGTGTCGGCGGGCACTCAGCTTCAGGTGCTGGGCGAGTGCCCGTTCTGCGGCAAGGACAGCGACGATCTGAGGCTCTATGTCAACGCCTCGACCGGCCTGGGCTTCTGCCAGCACTGTTCCAAGGGCTTCAGCCCGATAGGGTTCGTCATGGCCCGCGAGCGCTGCACGGCGAAGCAGGCCGGTCGGATTCTGGCGGGCCTGGGCGACGGCTACGTCAGGACGGAGGACGACGATCCTGATCCGGTCATTGCGGTTCCCTGGCCGGTCATGGAGGGCGTCTTCGACCACCCGCACGCCCAGGCGTACTTGAACAACCGGAACGTGAGCGACGCCATGATCGAGGCTCACGGCCTGGGTTACTGCACCAAGAACATGCTCTATGGCGACAAGGTCTACCGGACGGCTGGCCGGATCATCATCCCGGTCTACGATGCTGCCGGGAACCCCGTGGGCTGGCAGGGACGGGACACCACCGGCAAGAGCAAGATCAAGTATCTGTTTCCACCCCGCTTCGATGCGAGTGAGCACCTGTTCAATATCCATGCCGTCCTGGGGAGCCCGACCTATGTGATCCTCTGCGAGGGAGCCTTCGACGTCTTTGGCTGGAAGCGCTTTGGGATCGTGAACGTCCTGGGAACCTTCGGGAAGAAGATCAGCCATGCTCAGGTGGACTTGTTACTGGGCCTGGGCGTCAAGAATGTCCTCATTGCCTGGGACAGTGACGCCCATTGGGAGCGTGATACGTTTTGCGAGCAGTATGGACATCTATTCAAGACCCGAATCGTTGACCTGGGCGGCGTGGATGCAGATGAAGCGAGCCAACAGGATGTGAACAAAGCCCTTCGAGAGGCAAGGGCCTATGATTGGTCTGTCAAGATTCTGGCCAGCTTGAATGACAAGGAAGGCTAGACGGCGCCCAGTATTGGGCCGCGTCTGTTGGGTTTCCGATCTACGAGAGGTGCAATTTTTGAAACCAGTTTGTCAAGGAGCTTCTCGACTTTCTTGTCAATGGCGTCTTTAGACCCTTCGCCGAGGTTTCGCATCGCTGGCATGGCCGAGAAAATTGCCTGATAGCACTCTGGATACAGGTATTTCAGAAGTACGAGCCCAAATTCTTTCGGCATTTCGTAGGCTTCTACGAAGTCGTTGATTCTGGTCAATGGCACGGTCGATTTGTTCGTTTCGATCATGCTGATGAAGTTTGCGTTTCGATAGCTCAGCCGGTCTGCGATCTCCTTCTGCGAGATGTTGATTTTTTCTCGCTGGATTTTCAACACGGCACCGATCAGTTTCGCCTTCTCGTACTTCGCATCGGCCATCATCCCCCCCCCCTTCCCTCTCTCTTTCAAAGATTCCGTTCACTGTCGGTTCTTTTAGCCTCACTTAAGGTTAATTAAGCGCTTAGCAGATTGCAAGAGGAAAATACAATTCTCATTAAAAAAATTTAATGTTTCTGGCATCTTTGCCGATATCCCGTTCGTGGAGGCTCGACAACGCTTTGATCTATATAGCGATTCATTAATACACCATTATTAGAGGCGCCAGAAGCAAAAATCACGAAGCACTTAATTTTTTTCTTGCAATCAGTCACTGCTTAGTATATTGTGGGCTTGACGGTTAAGCAACGACCCAAACCAACGGAGGATACGATGCAAAGCGAACTGACCAAAGTAGCACGGATCATGAGCCAGAAGTACGACGTCCAGGTTGCCTGCAAAGGCGCCCAGGCGTACACCAATGGCAATCTGGTCGTGATTCCGGCCTTGCCCGAGAAGATGACCGACGAAGCTAAGGCCATCGTGCGAGGCTACCTTGACCATGAAAAAGGCCATGTGACCCGCACCGACTTTGAAGCCATGAAGGCTGCCCGCCTTGACCCCACGCTTCACAAGGTCTGGAACTACATTGAGGACTTGTGGACGGAGGCCGCCGACGCCCGCGAATACCCCGGAACGAAAACCAATCTGAATGCCCTGGCAGAATCGGTTATCAAGGGCGAACCCCAGGAACATCCCATGATGCAGTTGTTCGTTGAGGGACGCCGCCAGATCGGAGGCTACGCCCTGAGCGGGCCGAGCTACGACCGCGAAATCAAACACCACTTCGGGGCCGACGTGCTTGAGCGGATCGCGGCCATCACCAGCACGAGCGAAGCGATTGAGCTGGCACGCAAGCTGGTTGAGAACTACGACAACTCAATGCCTGACCCGCAAGACGGCCCGACCGGCGAGAGCGAAGAATCGGCACCGTCCAAGGGCCAGAGCAACGACAAGGGCAAAGACCAGGGCGACGGCGAGCAGGCCGAGAGCGACGAGCAGGGCGAGGGTGAAGGCTCTGAGGGCGCTGGCAAGAGCGACGAGCAGGGCGAGGGGGAAGGCTCCGAGGGTGATGGCGAGGGCGAAGACGGCGAGGATCAGGAAGGCCAGGACGGTGAAGGCAAGGGCAAGGGCCAGGACGAAGGCGACGCCGAAGAGAGCGAAGGCGGCGAAGGTGACGGCTCTGAGGGCGATGCCGGTGACGACAGCGACCAGGACGGCGAGGGCGACGGCGGCGAAGGCCAGGGCAGTCAGGACGGCGGCGACGGAGAGGCCGATGGGGATGGGAAAGGCGGCAAGGGTGAAGGCATCGCCGAGCAGGGCGACGAGCCGGAAGACGGCGACCATCACAAGGTCGAGGAAGGGCAAGCGGCGATTGCGGTTGCCCCCGACTTGAAGGATGCCCCCGAAGACCCCATCACCCTGGTCAAGGAGTACCTGAGCAAGCTCAATGCAGAGGCCCTTGACAGCGGCGAGTACATGATCTGGGACACCAGCATGGACATCGTGAGGCCCGCCAAAGAGGGCGACGACACCTTTGAGTATGAGCGCATGAAGAGGGAGCTTGGGAGCCTGAACGTGATGCGGGGTCGGGTTGCTCAGTTGTTCAACGCAAGAACGGCATCCAGGTGGACGGGCGACCGGGATCAGGGAAAGATCAACAACCGAGCGCTTGCGACCGTGGCAGCCGGGAATCGACGGGTGTTCCGCGAAAAGCTGGTGAGCGCCGACAAGGACACCGCCGTGACCTTCCTGGTTGACCATAGCGGGAGCATGGAGTACGGCCCCGACCGTCAGGCCATGAAGGCCGTGATTGCCTTCCTTGAAACCCTGGAAGGCACGAAGATCAAGACGGAAGTCCTGACCTACACCACGAACTGGGACGCCAGCGAGGACTACCACAAGCGCATAGTAAAAGCCCGCGAGGCAGCCAAGGCGGCCAAAGAGGGATACGGAAGGGTCGAGGGAACCCTGCATGTGATCGTGAAGGGATTCGACGAACCCTACGGACTGAAGATCAAGAGGCGCATCAGCAACTACCAGCGTGAGGTGTCCGCGAACAACTGTGACGGGGATTCGGTGAAGTGGGCTTACGAGCGGATCAAGACCAGGCCCGAACAACGCAAGGTGCTCTTTGTGCTGACTGATGGATGTGTCTGCAATGCCGGGGATGACCGGAAGGGCATGGCCTACCTGAAGAAGGTCACGAAGGTGATCGAGGCCGACCCGCACGTTGAGCTTATCTGCCTTGCCATCGAAGAGGCGACCGCCAAGAAATACTACAAGAATTGCGTGGACATCACCGGGGCCGAGAACCTCCCAGCAACCCTGATGGGCGAGCTTAGAAAACTCCTCAAGGTGTAACCACCGAAGGGCCGGGAAACCGGCCCTTTCTACTTTCCAGGCCCTTCCAGAGGCGCGAATTTTCAACACGCCGCCCAGCGACCAGGCAAAAAAGTTCACGGGCCTGGGCACCCGCCAACCCTTACTGATGGCCGATTTGAGCGTCAGTGCATTAAGAATCTGATTGGGTGTCAATACACACAATCCCGCCTCGGTGCGCTCTAAACGCAAATTAGGGGCCTTCGTGGCGAAGGGCCGTTTTCGGCGTTTGGCACGGAACTTGCCCTGCCAAAAATCTTGGCATGAAAATTGTTTGAAAATAAGTCATTACTTAGTGCATTTTTCTGTTGACAGATAAGTAATTACTTAGTATTCTGTTGTTGACGGTTAGGGAACAAACCAACAACGACGGAGGCTACGATGAAAGATGCGAACTTCTTTGGCAAGGTTGAGTGCAGGATTTGTGGAGCGAAGGCGCACTTCTTGGAGATGCACCTGACAGAAGTTCACGGCATGACCGCTGCCGACTACCTCAAGACCTACCCTGACGCCAAGGTGCTCAGCGAGGCCGCCGAGCACAAGCTGTCCCAGATCGCCAGCGACACCAGGAACCAGAAAGTGGTCGTGAAGCTGAAAGACCTCTTTGGCGCGAACCCGTTTGGCAATCCCGATAGGGCGACCATCGAAGCCTTCAAGGCGCCCCGACCGAACACCCCGAAGACCGACCCCAACTACTACTTCAACCCCGAAATCCTGGCGGTTGTTTTGTACGCCATTCAGAACCAGAACATGAAGCTCCTGCTGGTAGGCCCGACCGGATCGGGCAAGACCAGCATCGCCGAACAGGTCGCGGCACGCCTCAACAGGGGCTTCTACAGGATCAACTTTGACGGCGACATTACGAGGGCCGACCTGGTCGGGCAATGGGTTCTGACCGTCAAGAACGAGATGCACTTCCAGTACGGCATACTGCCGAAGGCCATGAGGGAAGGAGCCGTCCTGGTGCTTGACGAGTGGGATTGCGTGAACCCCTCGGTGGGCATGGTGCTGCAATCCATGATCGAGGGCAAGCCTCTGACCATCACCGAGACGGGCGAGGTCATTGAGCCGCACCCCGACTTTCGGCTGATCGCTACGGCGAACACGGTGGGACAGGGCGACGACACCGGCCTCTACAACGGGACTCAGCCCCAGAACTTTGCGACCCTCGACCGCTTTACGGTGGTTGAGCACGTTGACTATCCGACCCAGGCCAAGGAAAAGAAAATCCTGACCCAGACCACGGGCATCACAGACGACGACGTGCTGGACAAGCTGACCCGCACCGCGAAGCTGATCCGCGAAGCGTTTGTGAAGCAGGAAATCAGGGCGACCATGAGCACGCGGACGGTGGTGAACGCGGCCAGACTGATGCTTGATTGGGGTTCCCCGAAGCGGGCCTACACGTTGGGCTTCCTGAACAAGCTGACCACTGAGGATCAGAACGTGTGCCTGGAAGTCATCCAGCGAATCTGGGGCATCTAACCTGGACGGGCGGGCGAGATGCCCGCCCTTCTTTGTGGAGGGCAAGCGATGGAATACCGGGACTACGAACCGTACATCACGAAAGCGGTCAGGAATCAACGGGCGAGAGTGTATGCCCAGACCGGCCTGGTCTTGGATGAGGCCGAGCTGCTGAGTGACTTCAACATGGACTTTCTGATGGCCTCAAAGAGCTGGCAGGAGGACGGGAGTGCGACCTTCACGACCTACCTGACACGGTGCATGTTGAACACGGTGTCGAGGCACCGGAGGTCGGCCATCGAGCGGCTGGCGTCAACGGCAGACGTTGACCTTGAGCTGCTGCCAGACTCCCAGGCGCATCTTGAGCCGTTTGCCCTGGTTGCCGTGCGCGAGGCCGTTGACGTCATGGGCGGGCAGACCCGGAGAGTGCTTGAGTCTCTGGTTGCGCCTCCCAGCCTGAGCTGTCAGTTGAAGGGCGGCAACCGGAAGGATTGGGCGAAGTGGGAGGTCGAAGCGCTCACCGGCATGACCACTGACGCGGTCGGATACCGCATCAAGAAGGCCAAAAAAAAGTTGAGAAACTCATTGAATTTTGCTTGCAATCAGTAAGTGCTTATTGTATTCTGAAATTGTAAGACGGCGGAAACAAACCTAAAACGACGGAGGCTACGATGGAAGCATTGAACCTGAACACGATGGCTGAGCTTGAGAGGGACATCGAGGCGACCCTGGCCGCGAAGATCGAGGCGGGCCGAGGATGCTTTGGAACGATACTCTTTAACGCCAATGACGACGTGACGTGCGGGGCCTGTGACCTGTTTGCGGCTTGCGAAGAGGCCCATGCCGCGAACCGGATGACGGTGCTCAAGAGCGCCGAGGCCGAGCTTGAGGCCGAAGAGGCGAAGCTGGCGGCGGTCAGCGAACCCGCACCTGAGCCGGTGGTCGAGCCGGTTGCCCAGGAGCTGGTTGACATTGACGTGAACGCCCTGAGCGGCAAGAGCCGCAAGAAGCAGTTTGATTGGGACAAGGCCATCAACGGCATCCTTGCCGCGAAGCCGACCCTTTTCAAGGAGGCCGCCGCGATTTGCAAGGACGCCCTGCTCCCTGAGTGGGCCTGGGCCGACGCTACGGCCTACGGCAACTGCAACAAGATTCTGGGCGGGCTGGCGAAGGCTGGTGCCGTGAACTGGGCACCGAAGGGCAAGACCATCGAGTGGCTGAGATAGTCAGGAGCCTGACATGACCGCGACATTTTACAAGAACTTTGCGATCAAGTGGGGAACGAACTGCACGAAGTGCGGGAGGCGCCTCGATGAAGGCGCCTCTGCCTGGGGATACAAGGACGGAGCGCTTGGGAAGTGGCGCTTCATCTGTGGCCACTGTTACTGGACGGAGACTATGACGTTCCCCGATCAGCCGGGGGAGGTTGAGGAGAAGGTCAGCGAGGAGTTTCTGAGCATGCTCCCAGACAGCGACCCCGTTGGTGTCAAACCCGAACCGCCCGCGAGCGTTAATATGGTCAAGGAAAAGCCCTTGCTTGAGCGCCTCAAGGACGAGGCGCCCTGGCGCCTGGCATAGGAGGTCAAATGCCAAGATGGAATCTTCAGTGGAAGGTTGACAGCAGCTCAAGCCCTGGCAAGACCTACACGGTGTCGGAGGCTTTTGACGGGACATGGGCCTGTTCGTGCCCTGCCTGGACGCGCATGCGGAAAGAGTGCAAACACATCAAGCTGGTCAAGATGCGGCTTGCGACGGGAATCACCGACAAGGCCATAGTTCTGATAACGGAGAACGGCCATCCGGCCGCGCCTGACGTCATTGGCGCGGCCATCAATGAGGCCATAATGAACAGAGAAGCCGAGAAGGTCGAGGAGCCCCCGAGGCAACTGAGCCTTCTTGAGCGGCTGGCGATTGAGGCTCCCTGGAGGATGAAACGATGATCCATCTTCACGCCCATTCTCACTACAGCGTGCTTGACGGCCTGGGAACCGTTGACGAGATCATCGAGCGGTGCAAAGCCATCAAGGCGCCTGCCGTGGCGATCACCGACCACGGAAGTATCAGCGTCCTGCCCGACCTGTTCAAGAAGGCCAAGGCGGCGGGCGTCAAGCCGATCATCGGGTGCGAGTTCTACCTGACCGACAAGGCCGAGGGAGAGAAGGCCGAGCGCCGCTATCACCTGACGGTGCTGGCCAAGACCTGGGCGGGCACCCAGAGCATCATCAAGGCCCTGACCCTGGCCAACACCCAGTTCTACTACCGACCGCGACTCACCATCGAGCAGGCCCTGACGGCCTTCAGCGAGTGCGTGGTGATGAGCGCCTGCACCAGCGGCATCTTGATTAGGGACGACTACGCCGACCTCTACGACCGATTCAAGGCGGCCTACGGCGAGGACTTCTACCTTGAGGTGATGCCGCACGCCTTCCTTGACGAGGGCGCCAACCATCAGGCCATCGTGAACACGAGGGCGCTGGGCCTCTGGCAGCACAAGAAGGCGAAGGTGGTCGCAACCAACGACGCGCACTACGTCAACCCGGACGACGCCTACCCTCACGAAGTCCTGCTGGCCATCCAGAGCGGCAAGACCTGGGACGACCCGAAGCGCTGGAGGTTCAACTGCGACGGCCTGCACATGAGGGACGTCGAGGAAATGGTGGCGGCCTTCGGGAAGAACTGCCCGTATCTGCCCCTTGACTTCGTGAAGGCGGCCATGCTGACAACCCTTGAGGTTGCCCAGAAGTGCAACGTCGAGCTGCCCGCCTTCCCGATCCACCTTCCCAAGGTGTCGGCAGAGGACGACAACAAGATGTTCGCAAAGCTCCTGGCCGATGGCTGGGAGGCGAAGCTGGCGCCGCACGGCGAGGAGCTTGACCTCGACGTTTACCGGAAGCGCCTGGTCTACGAGATCGGCGTCATCAACAAGCTCAAGTTCACGAGGTACTTCCTGATCGTCCAAGACATCATCCGGTGGGCGCGCGAGCAGGGAATAGCGGTCGGGCCTGGGCGCGGGTCGGCTGCCGGATCGCTGGTCTGCTACTTGCTCGACATCACCCAGCTCGACCCGATTGTCCACAAGCTCTACTTTGAGCGGTTCTTGAACCCTGAGCGTCTGGACTACCCGGACATCGACGTGGACTTTGGCGACGACAGGCGGCAGGAGGTCTTTGACTACATCAGGGGCAAGTACGGGCACGACAAGACGGCTAACATCAACACCTTCGGGGTGCTGACCGTCAAGAGCGCCTTCAGGGATGTCGCCAGGGTGTTCGGCGTGAATATCCTGACCGTCAACGCCCTGAGCAAGCTGATCGACGACGAGGTATCCTTTGAGAAGGTTCCAGAGCTTGGGCGATTCGCCAAGTCAGAGGTCGGCGCCAAGGTTGTTGACCTCTCAAAGAAGCTCAGCGGGCGCATCCGACAGAACGGGGTGCATGCCGCTGGGATCGTGTTGAGCGACCGGCCCCTCACCGAGGTCGCCGTGATCGAGCACCGCAAGGACGCTGACGTTATCAACTGGGACATGAAGAACTGCGAGGTCTTTGGCCTCATCAAGATCGACGTGCTGGGCCTGAGCACCTTGAGCATCATGGACATGGCGGCCAAGCTGGTGAAGCGTGACCTTGGCGAGGACATCGACTTCGTGGGCATCCCGCTGGACGACGAAAAGGCGATGGACGCCTTCTCCAAGGGAGACACGCTGGGCGTGTTCCAGTTTGAAGGAAACGGCCTCCAGGGGCTGCTGAAGGGCCTTCAAGCCCACGATTTCGAGGCCATAACGGCTGCGACCGCCCTGTTCCGGCCTGGGCCTTTGAATGCGGGCCTGTGCGAGCAGTACCTCCGCATCTCCAAGGGCGATGAGCGGGAGTGGTATGACCACGAGCTGCTCAAGCCGATCCTGAGCGACACCAAGGGCGTCGTGGTCTACCAGGAGCAGGTCATGCGAATCTTTGTTGACCTGGCGGGATTTACCTACCCCGAAGCAGACAAGATGAGGAAGATCATAGGCAAGAAGCTGGGCAAGGACGAGTTCGAGAAGCACCGGGATCACTTCGTCAAGGGCGCCGAGGCCAAGGGCATCGACCCACGGCTGGCAGACGGCATCTTCACGAAGCTGGTCGAGTTTGCCGGATACGGCTTCAATCGCTGTATAGCGCATGACGAGAAGCTGTTCAGGTTGAGTCGATGCGACAGTAAGAGCGAGCCGCTAAGCATAGGAGAGATGTATCGCATAAAGAACAATTTGGCATATGCCAAGGCAACAGGGCATGAGGCGCTTCGTAAGAAGTATATGAGGCTTGGGTACGGTTATGCTCTTTCAATGAATGACGAGGGGCGTCTGGTCAAAAACAAGATCGTTGACATTTATCCATCTGGAGTGATGCCGGTCTATCGCTTGACCACTGAAGGAGGCGTGACGTTTAAATGTACCATGAATCATTCGATTCCAACGACAGACGGCAAGAAGCTGCTTTCAGATATAGTTCCTGGTGACGCAGTATATGTGTCTAGTGGATACGAACATGTGAGATTCAATGAGTGCTTCTACAATAAAGACGAAACGCCTCTAGTCAACTCCGAGCTTGGCAAAATGGGCTTTCAAGAGCGAATGCTTGGTAATTCTGTACTTTATAATACGATAAGAGAGCAAAAGATTGCTTTGCTGGGGCAATGCGAGGAGTGCGGTGGCGCCCCATCCAGGTTTGAACTGCATCATGTTGGGCTTGACAGGTCGAAGAATGGTTATGACGATCTGCGACTGTTGTGTCCGTCCTGTCATAAGATAAAGCACTATGAGGCTGGACGTACCAAGGCTTTTGAGAAGGGCTATCCAACAGTGACCGACACGGTGGCTGTCGTCGAGTATGTCGGTGAGGAAGAGTGTTTTGATGTGGAAATGACGGCGCCAAACCACAACTTTCTTACCGGAGGCGGGCTTGTGGTCTGCAACTCCCACGCATGTGCCTACTCCATGATAAGCCTCTGGACTCAATACCTCAAGACCCACTATCCGCTTCAGTTTATGGCGGGCAGCATGACATACACCGACAAGAAAGAGCGCCTGCGACTTCTGGTCAGGGAGTGCGGGCGCCTGGGCATCGAGGTTAAACAGCCCGACATAAACAGGTCAACCAACGTCTTTGAAGTGGATGTGGCCGAGAATGCCATCACGGCGCCACTGAACCTGATAAAGGGCGTCGGCGGCGCGGCGGTAAAGGCGATTCTCAAGGCCCGCGAGGAACGGTGCTTCATCAGCATGGACGATTTCAGCGACCGGATCAACAAGCGGGCCTGTCATAAGGGCATCGTGGAAACTCTGACCAAGGCCGGGGCCTTCGAGAGCTTGGGCATCGGCGAGCGTGACCCAGAGCAGCGCATCAAGAACTTCGCCGAACTCATGCCGATCTTCAGCCTGCTTCCCAGCCTGACTCTGGGCGGCAGGATGATGAAGGAAGAGATCGAGGCGATTCAGGGCCTGGTGATAGAGATGGACGAATGCAGGGCGGCAAACCTCCCGAAGCGCAACCTGATCCCACCGGCATTCAACAGTAAGGGACAGATCATGGTGGTCAACAACCCTGTGAAGCACGAAACCAAGCACTTCCAGAGCGACGGCAGCAAGCACTTTCTCAAGACCATGAGGGGCCTGGGCTTCACCGAGGGAAACTTCTATTACACCTCCCCGATCAAGTGCAAGCACCTCAACTACGGCAAGGCCGACGCGGCCTGCCAGGATCGCTGCCTGGAGTTCCTGAAGCGCGAGATCGAGCTGGTCAAGCCCAAGCTCATTATCTGCTTTGCGAGCAGCATGACCGGCTTCTTCACGGGAGACCCCAAGGCCCAGGCGAGCACGCTTCGAGGTCAGGCCGTCTACAACAAGACCCTGGACACCTACATCGTCTTCAGCCCGTCACCCCAGTACGCCTACTATCAGGAGGGCGGTCAGGCGGCCTTCAAGGAGTCAATGGAGCTGGTCAGAAATATTTTTGCTGACAGCTAATTTTTCCTTGCAATCAGTAAGCGCTTAGTATATTCTGGAGTTAACGGTTAGGGGCACAAGGCGCAACGAACAACCAACTACGAAAAGGAACGACGATGAGGACACTGACCAAGCAGGCAAGGGCAAAGATCAGACGGCGCATCTGGTTGCTGGAATGCTGGACGAACAGCGCGAACAGCTACCTGAGCGGGGCCTTCACGGTTGATTCGGCAAAGGGAAGCCTGGACAGGATCGAGCGCTACCAGAAGGCGCATCGGGTGCTGACCAGAAGGTTGGACGCGGACACCAAGAATCGAAGGAGGAAGTAAGTGGCGACGGCATTAAGAACCCTGGAGATTGACGCGACAGACCTCGACAACGAGCTGTCCAAGCAGGCGGCCAGCTACCTGTACGTCGCCGAGCAGGCCATCGAGGCCGAGGCGGCCTACAAAGAGTACAAGGCCAACGTGGACATCCTTGAGGCTCAGTTGAGCGCCAAGGCCCGAGAGGAGCTGGAGGCGAGGGGCAAGAAGCCGACCGAGAAGATGGTCGAGTCGGTGGTGGCCTCCAACGCCCACTTCATCGCGGCGCACAAGAAGCTCAATGAGCTGTGGGGCCAGAAGGAGGTGATGAAGGCCCAGCGGGAAGCCTGGTACATGAGGAAAGACCTCTTGATCCAGGTGGCGATCAAGCAGCGATGCGAGATCGAGAGCATGATGAGTTCGACGGTCAAGTCAGCGGCAGTTTAGACGGCTAAGAAAGAAACCCTAACGAACCGAAAGGATTCAAGACCATGAGCGACAAAGCGTTGATGAAACCCGACGATGCCCTGCTCGATTTGTGGGCTGGCGCCAACAAGGGAGAGGACACCGGAGAAGATCAGGGGCCTCGCATTCCCATCCTGAAAATCAACCAGAAGGCTCACAAGAGCAAGCACGGCCTGGGAGTATGGGTGGTCGGAATGAAGCTCGACGAGGACGACAACCCCGTCGAGGAGGGCCAGAAGGTGAAGGGCCTGATCGTCCTGGCCGTCAGGAACAGGTTTTCCTACTACGACCAGGGCAACACCCGGAACAACTGCACAAGCCCGATCTTCGCCAGCTTTCAGGATGAAGTGCGCGGGAGCAATTACGGCTACGTCTGCACCGACAAGACCTGTCCCCAGCGGAACAAGGAGGGTAATCCCAGGTGCAAGGCCCAGAAGGTGGTCTTCGCATCGGCCATCACCGAAGCCAATGAGTTCGTGGATTGCGTGGCCTACCTCCAGGGCGCGAACTACATGCCGTTCAGCACCTACATCAAGGAGGCCAAGCAGATCAGAACCAAGGGCGGCTTCGTTGAGGCCCCGTCCTACGGGTTTATCACCCTGGTCGGCAGCGAGAAAAAGAAGAACGGCGCCGTGATTTACTATGAGGGCGTTTTCAAACGGGGCTCCCTGCTCGACAAGGCCAAGTACGAGCACTTCTCCAAAAAGCATGAGGAGGCGCTGCACTACATCGAGGCCATCAACAAGGCCATGAGGAGCGCTCCCGAAGAGACTGCGGCACCGGCAGCGTCGGCCCCTCCGACTGCGCCTCCCAAGGCGGCGCCCAAGAAGGCCGACCCCGACGTGATCGACGTTGACGCCATTGACATCAGCCATCTGGGGCCGATGACGGAAGTGCCCGACGACATCCCTTTTGACGCCGGTTCCGACGCGGCGGCAGCGCCGGAACCCGATGACTTCGACATCGAAGCCGCTATCAACACCGCATTGAACAGCTAAGAAACAGGGGCCGGGAAACCGGCCCCATCGACGAACCCCAACGAATTGAAAAGGATCAAGGGCATGATGAAAACCAATCTCAAAGGAAGCGGATTTGATGGCGCGAACGACACTGTTGTTTGTTCGACAAACATCAATGGCAAAGAAGTGCGGGCGGTTTTGACCAGTGAAGGTCAGGTTATGGTTGTTGTTTCTGACGTGTGCAGGTTGATCTGGGAAGGCGGGTCAAGGTCGTTTTCCAGAAGGACGATTCTCCGTGGCCTGCCCGAAGGGAGCCGAATTGACTACATGCTCAGTAATAAGGCCCTGCACGCTAATGCCTGCGTTGAAGCCAGTGTCTTGTATGACGCTATTTTGAAGTATCGAAAGGTGGACAAGACAAGGCGAAGGCATCTGGCCCATAGAACGATTGAGGCCATTGACAGCCTGCTCCCCAAATTCAGGACGGCATTCATAGATGGCAAGGAAGCCGAGCCGGTGACGCCCGTTGAGCCGGTCGCTGAGCCTGCGCCGGAGCCGGTTGCTCAGCCCGAACAGGCTGATCCGCTTGACAGCCTGGCCCAGGCCATTGCAGGGCCGCTCGCTAAGGCCATCAAGGCGATAATTGCAAACCAGAAGGCTACGTTTGAGGCCCAGGCTGCCAAGATCGCCAAACAAGAAGCCCAGATCATGAGCCAGGCCGCCAGGATAGAGACGCTGGGTGACGTAATACTCCGCCAAAACAACATCCTTACCAAGCATGACTCCATCTTCGTTGAGCTTCGGGATAAGGCGCTAGAGTTGATGAAAAGAGTCGAGGTGGGAAACGACAAGCCTCCGGTTGTGAAGTCCATGCAGAAGCAATGCAACGATGCCGCTCACAGGTATGCTGGAGTGGCTGGCGTCAGCATCCCCGAAGCGTGGAACATCATCCACCGGCAATTCAAGATCACCCACGGGAAAGACCTTCAGCGCATGGCGAGGGAGAGAGGCTCGAAGGCGGCCGGCCTGGGCGTGGCAGCCGAGATCGGAATGCTCGACGAGATGTATGATGTCATCTACGGCTTGACCAAGCTGGCGGCATAACCTGACAACCTGGGCCGGTGTCGCCACCGGCCCTTTCACGCGAGGTAAAGACCATGACGAAAGCCGAAGCAAACAAGAGGAAGTTCGAGGACTTCAACGCCGTCAACCCCAAGGTGTACGCCCTGTTCTGCCAGTTCACCCAGGAGGTCATTGACGCCGGTTTCACCAGCTACTCCGCATACGCCATCATGCACCGCGTCCGGTGGGAAGGCGCCGTGGTCACGAAGGGCGACCCGTACAAGATCAGCAACAACCACATCCCATTCTATGCGCGGCTGTACGCCCAGGAGCACCCGAAGTACAAAGAGTTCTTCCTGCTCCGCGAGCTGACGACTGAGCGCAAGGCGGCCTAGAGGGAGGAGCCATGACGTCATCTGATTTCATTGAAAGCATATACAAGAAGGTGGGCGAGTCCGACTACAACCAGGACGTGGCGGGCTGGCTGTCCACGGGCTTCCTGCCCCTTGACTACGCCATCAGCGGCAAGTACCAGGGCGGCGGCCTTCCGATGGGCCGGATCAGCGAGATATTCGGGCCTGAGTCGAGCGGCAAGACCTTGCTGGCCACGATGGCCATGATCCAGACTCAGCGCCTGGGCGGGCTGGCCGTGTTCCTTGACTTCGAGCACGCCTTTGCCATCAGGCGGGCCGTTCAGTTGGGCCTGGGCACCGACAAGAATCTCTGGCTCTACAAGCAACCGGACACGGCTGAAGAGGGCTTCCAGATCGTTGACTACATTGGCGAGATGGTGGTCAAGAACGGCATTGAGAAGCCCGTGACCATCGTCAAGGATTCGGTTGCCAGCATGATTACCCAGAGCGAGATGGACACCGGGATCGGCGACGAGAATATGAAGACGCGCTTGTCCCTGGCCTCCTGTATGAGCACGAACCTCAAGAAGCTGGCCAAGATCGTGAACAAGACCAACATCACCCTGATCTTTCTGAACCAAACCAGGGAGAACCCCGGCGTGATGTTTGGCGAGAAGACCACGACACCAGGCGGCAACGCCCTTCGGTTCTACGCATCCATGCGGGCCAAGCTGCGGAAGACGGGGAAGGTGAAGGACGAGGACACCGGGGCCATTATCGGCGAGAAGGTGAGCGTCCAGATCGTCAAGAACAAGGTCTTTGAGCCGTTCCGCGAGGCCGACTACATCAGCGTCTTCAAGGAAGGCATCAACCTTCACCGGAGCCACCTGGACTCTCTGGCGGCACGGGGCCTGCTCGGCAGCACCAAGGGCTATCTGGAGTTCGAGGGAAAGAAGTGGCGGGCGGGCGCCCTGGAGAAGATGCTTCGGGAGGACAACGACGCATATCAGCGCCTCCTGGGCCTGTTCAATGACGCACCGGAACCCGTGAAGTTTGCGGTAGATGAGGAATAGCCATGCGACCGCCAATACTGGTGATAAGCGACCCCCAATTTCACAATTTCAAGGCCCACTCCACCACGGTCGATGGTGTGAACTCCAGGCTGCTACAGCAGATGGCGGCCTGGAATGAAGCCATCGAGATCGGGGTGAAGGCCGGATGCAAGATGCTGGTGATTCCCGGCGACGTGTTCGAGATTCGCGGGCAGATCAAGCCGAGCGTCTTCAACAAGGTCACGGAGCTGGTCTACCTGGCAATGCAGAAGGGCCTGGACGTCGTGGCGATCCCAGGCAATCACGACATGGAGCATTTCGATGCCGGTGAGAGCGCGATCGACACCTGGGACATGCTGTTCCTGGAGGGGTTCGGCAGCATGCCCCAGCGCGACGTGACGGTCATGAAAATTCCAGAGGTGGTGATGATGGGCGGTTACCGGATCGCGGGCGTCCCGTACATCCACGACGTCAAGAAGTTCAAGTCGGCCCTCCGCGATATTGGGAGCCACAACCCTGAGATCACCCTGATCCATCAGGGTGTTGACGACTTCGATCCGACCGGGGCGCTCACGACCGGCTTGACGGCTAGGTGGCTCGAAGACAACTGCCCTGGCCGGATCATCTGCGGCCACTACCATTTCCCGGCGATCAAGGGCCGTGTCCTGAACCCCGGCGCCCTGGTACAGCACCGCTTCGGTGACGAGGGGAACCATCGAGGATGCTGGGTGGTCTACGACAGCAAGGACGAGCCTGAGTTTCATCGCATCAAAAGCCCTGAGTTCGTGACCTGGCGCGACCACGGCGCAACGCATCTGCCCAGTGCCAAGGGCAACTTCGTCAGGGTCATCACCAAGTCCGTCAAGCAGGGCGAGAAGATCAGGAAGAAGGCAGAGGAGGCCGGGGCGCTCAGCGTGATCGTCCAGGTGGAGAAGGAGTTCAAGACGGCCCACGAGAAGACGGTGGCGATGGGCAAGCCCAGGGACATGCTGGGCGAGTACCTCGACATCGAGGCCAAGTACAGTCCGCACAAGGCGGCGATCCTGGGGCTTTTCGACAAGGTGTGCCTGGGGCACGCATAAGGAGGGAAGACATGAGCTTTAAAGTGACGTTGAACGCGGGTGAAGACGATGAGCTTCGCGGCTTCCTGAAGCAGCAGATTGAAGGCGCCGTGAAGTCGGTGACTCGCGCCGAACTGAAGGGAATGATCTACGGCGTGGCCGAGGAGAAGACCAGGACGGGGTTGACCGCGAAGGTCGAAGCAGAAATCCGCTCCCTGGTGCGTGATGCGATGGGAAGATACAACGTGCCTCACATGATCCGCGAGGCCGTGCGCGAAGAGGTAAGGGCCATCGTCAAGGAGCATGTGAGGCTTCCTGGCGCGATTAAGCTCGACGTGACACCGATCATATAAGGAGGAAGGCAAGTGGGTCAGAACCTCATGAACAGCGCTCACAAGGCAACGTCCCAGGCATACCGGGACGGCTATGACCGCATCTTCGGAGGCGGCGAGATCATGGAGAACGAAGTGCCGAACCCCAGCGGCTTTCACCTGGTTCCCCTGGCGTCCTTCCCAGACTGCTGCCAGATTTGCAAGCACCTCCGGTGGGAAGAGGAGGGCGCGTTCTGTGCGGACGAGATCGACGATGAGGACGCGATTTACGATCATGACGTCGCCCTGGCAATGGTTTGCAGGCGCTTTGAGCGCATCGAGAAGTGGTCGCAGATGGGGAGCGCCTAGTCAACGGCACGCTTCCTGCACTTCATAGGTGAAGGGAGTGGTGAACATGAAGTACCGGCTGAAAGAAGACAAAGAGTTGGTCGTGCTGGATTGCAGTATCGACTACGGGCACCCCGAGTGCTTTCAGTCCGGTACTGAGTTCACCGAGATCGCGGCTTGCAGGAGCAACCGCTATCGGATTCTGGGCCTGGGCACGAAGCGGGTCTATGTGCCCGAGTCCACCTTGAGCACGGCCTTTGAGGCGGTCTGGGAAGAAACGAAAAGCACTACGGCACCCTGGAGGACGGCAGATGAACCTGAAGCTATTGAGGATTAAGAACTTCCTTGGGATCGGGGAGTGCGAGGTGCGGTTTGACCGCACGGGCGTCACCCTGATTGAGGGCGTCAACCACGACAGCCCTTCCAGCATCAGCAACGGCGCTGGCAAGAGCAGCATCTTCGAGGCCCTGTACTGGGTCTTGTACGGCAAGACCAAGCGGGGCTTGACCGGCGACGACGTCATCAACGAGCGGGCAAAGAAAGACTGCCTGGTAGAACTCGAGTTCGACGACTACTTGATCCAGCGCTCCCGCAAGGACTCGACGAATGGGACGTCCCTTCAGTTATACCAGATGGACGGGCGCCCCAAGGGCCTGGGCGGCTGGATGGACATGACCAAGGGCACGGTGAAAGACACCCAGGCCCTCATCGAGGAGATCACGAAGTTCAGCGAGCTGACCTTCTCCAAGGTCGCCTACTTTGGCCAGGGCGACATCAAGGGCTTTGCGGGTTTGACGGACGCCGAGCTGAAGAAGGTCTTCGAGCAGGCCCTGGGGCTGACCTTCTTTTGCGACTACCTGGAGCGGGCCAAGCAGCACCGGCAGGGCCTGGAGGGCGAGAAGAACCTCAAGGTTTCGCGCCTGGGCAACCTGGGCCGTGAGCTGGAGCACGCCCAGGAAAAGATCGCCATGTGCGAGCGCACCATTGAGGCCCACGAGCTGCGAAAGAAGGCCGACCTGGAGCGCTTGCAGACCGATCTGGAAGGCGTCACCAGCGAGCGCGACGACATCAAGGCCAATGCGGCTGATGAGGTCAAGCGGGTGCAGGCCAAGATTAAAGACCTGGAGAAGAAGGCCGCCGAGCGCAAGAAGCTCTACGACCTGGGCACCCAGCTCGACGACAAGATCGCCGACCATCATGTCAGGATCGCAGCCGTCAGAACTGAGTTCAACCTGGCTGCGAGGGAGGGCAAACGGCTGGCCGATGAGCTGGCCAACATCGAGGCAAAGATCGGGAAGCCGTGCGGGGAGTGCGGCAAGACCTACGAGCTGGCCGATCTCTCCGACGCCAAAACGGCCATTGAAACGAAGTTGACCGGCCTGCGGAATCGAATGGAAGACCTCGCGGCGACCCTTGCCGGGAAGGAAGAGGCCGTGGGCAAGTTCAGGAAGCTGCGCGAGCAACTGAGCGCCAAGCTGGCCGACTTCGACGGGGTCATCGGGGAGCTGGCTATGGCCAAGACCTCCCTTGACTTCTGGACGAAGGCCCAGACCGAGCGCCTGGGAGAGCTGGACAAGAAAGAGGTCGAGATCAAGGGGCGTATCGAGGCCAAGAAGGCCGACACGACGGCGGCCATCAATGACAAGAACGCCGCCGAAACGAGCCTGGTCATGATTGGGGCCGACATCGAGACGACCGGCCATGTCATTGAGCGCCTGGGCGCCGACATCGAAGTCGCCAAGATGCTGGAGGAGGCCCTGGGCAACGGCGGCCTGAAGTCCTACGTCTTTGACGCCATCACTCCTGAGCTGAACAAGCTGATCGACCGGAACATCAAGATGCTCGACGACATCGACATCGAGGTCAGCACCGTGACCAAGCTGAAAAGCGGCGAGTACCGGGAGAAGTTCAGCATCGACGTCAGGAACCAGCACGGCGCGGGTCAGTTTGCCGGGAACAGCGGCGGGGAGCAGCAGAAGGTGAACCTGGCCATAAGCCTGGCCATCAACACCCTTATCCGCACCGTTTCCGAGGGCAGCATCAATACGATCTTCTTGGATGAGTGCTTCGAGAACCTGGACGACGGGAGCAGCGAGCGTGTCATGGAGCTGGTGAGCGGCATCGAGGTTCCAAATGTGTTTTTGATTACACATAGACAGGGAGTGAAAGACCTGGTTCCCAGCGTCCTGACCGTGGAGAAGAAGGGCGGCAGGGCAACGGTTCATTAAGGAGCGGGCCATGTACGGAATCTTCAGGGTGTTCGGCATGATGTTCGGGGTGGTCGGGGCGATCTTCGGATTGTTCTTCGGGCTGGGCGGCGTGCTCCTGGTGCTGATCGGCATCCCGGCGCTTATGGTCAACCTGGGCGCCGGTATCCTGATGATCCTGGTCGGCAGCGCCCTTATCGGAAGACAGGGAAGGAGGTATCACTGATGGAAGAACTGCGGTCGAAGCTGATTGAAGCGCTCCAGGGATGGCTGCATGATACGGCAGGGTTTTCAGACGCACCGGAGAAGGCCCTGGTGCTGACCCTTGACCGCGAGGAGGTTGTGCAGCTTAAGACGCTCCTTGAGGTCTACACGCATTCCCAGGCCGACATCGACATGATGTGGTCGCTGGTTGAAGGCTGCCGGGAGGCCAACCGTCGATTGAGACTGAAACTGGGAGGCAAGGAATGATCTTCGAGGATGACAACGAGTTCGTCCCTGACTACGGCAAGATTCATGAGGCCATCAGGGAGAGGCGGAAGCAGGGCGTGCCGGTCAAATGGCTGGCGGCCCAGTACCACATGACCTACGCCGAGGTCACGGCGATCATCAAGGAGGGCGAGAGTGGATCGAACGATTCTGACGCTTGATGTGGGCTTCAGGGCGACCGGCTGGGCGGTCTGCGGGCCGGATGGGCCGGTGGCGTGCGGGGTGATCCGCACGGAGCCGAGCGCCAAGAAGCTCAAGGTACGCACGGCTGACGATTACAGCATCAGGGCCGCGAAAATGGCCCGTGAGCTGCACAACATCATAAGGGCCTACAATGTGGCGCGCGTCATCGGAGAGTTGCCTTCAGGGGGCGCACAAAACGCCAGAGCAATGGCCATGATGAACATGGCCACGGCGGTCGTGGCTGCGGTGGTCGAGTTGAACGAGCTGCCGAGCGAATGGGCGACCCCAGGCGACGTGAAGCTGGCCCTGTGCGGGAAGAAGAGTGCGTCCAAGGATGACATGATGAACAAGGCGCGGGCGGTCTGGGGCCATCAATGCGAGTTCCCAGCGGTCAAGGCTGAGTTCGAGCACATCGCCGACGCATGCGGGGCCTGGTCTGCGCTCAAGTACGGTTCGATTGTGCGGGCGGTTCTGCTTGGTCAGCGGGCGGGAAAAATCGCATCGGCCTCAAAATAAGGTTTACCCGATAGGCCGTTTTTCGACTGTAATACCAGCGACGCAGTTATACCGAGTGGCAATGAACGAGGATCAGACAAGGAGGGCAACATGGGCGACTACTAGAAGGATGGCAGGCGGGCACCCTTTTTTTGCCCGCCTGCTATAAGTAAGGACTTAGGCTACAGTGAACTGAAATTGTTCAATAATTCCTACTGAATCGTGAGGGGATGAATGAGGGGAACACAAGCGAAACGTCTTCGGCGCCTGGCCCTGACAACGTGTGAGTCAGCCGGGATCAAGGGCAGCACCTATCAGATGGAGAACATGCACGACATTCCGGTACACGGCGTCTTCAAGGGCATGCGGGTCGTGATCGGATGGTGGCGCTGGGGAATCAGAAAAGCCAAGGGCGTTCACGGAGTCTACAAGCAGTTCAAGAAACACTTCAAGAGGGAGAAAGCGCGATGAGAAGAGTCTATTTCAAGGCCCTGCGACCGGATGTGGTGATGCCGGGATACAAGACGCCGGGGTCAGCGGGGTTTGACCTGGCTGCCATCGAGGACGTGTCCGTTGGCCCCTATGAGCGCAAGGTTGTCCCGACCGGATTTGCCGTGGCCCTGCCGCCCTTCTACGAGATGGAGGTACGGCCCAGGTCTGGTGTGGCGCTCAATGACGGTTTGCTGGTTCACAACGGCACCGTGGACAGCGACTACAGGGGCGAGATCGGGGTGCTCGTCTTCAACCCGTTTCACGACCGCACCCTGGTCATCCCGAAGCACGCCAGGATCGCCCAGGGCATCGTAAAGCCGGTCGAGCGCGTGATCTTCTTCCCGGTGGACGAGCTGGACGCAACCGAGCGCGGAGCGGGCGGCTACGGCAGCACTGGAGACAAGGAGGCTGTCAATGGGTAAGCAACTGGCGGTCTACCTGTGCGGCCCCATCGAGGGCATCACCCTGGAAGAGGCGACGGCCTGGCGCGACAAGGCCAGCAAGCGGCTCGAAGGGATGGGCGCCAAGGTCTACGACCCCATGAAGGGGAAGCACAACATCGTGCCGTCCCCGGCAAAACGATCTGGTATCCCGACTACAACCCCGACCTTGAGCACCTGACCAAGCCGGATGCCATCTACTACAAAGACCTGTTCACCCTTGAGCACTCCGACGTTCTACTGGTCAACCTGAGAAGCGAGGCGGCGTGCCGGGGCACCTTCTTTGAGATCGGCTACGCCCGCGCCAAGAACAAGACCGTCATTGTGGTCAGTGACAACGACGTCGTGACCAGGCATCCCTTTGTTAGGATGAGCGCCGTCGTCTACTGCTCCATGAGCGAGGCCCTTGACTTGATCGCAACCATGCTGTGAGGAGAACACGATGATCCGAGTGAGTGATTTCGAGAAGAAGCCCTGCGCCTGCCCCAAGGCCGACGAATGCACGCCCAGCGAACAGGCCGAACTCCAGGCCCTGGACACCCTGGTCAACAACTTCGCCGAGGCCATGAAGGCCCAGCTCCGCAAGAAATACTACGAGGGGAAGCGGGATTGGGACAAGCCGGTCTACGCCAACGGCATGATGGATGCCCTGGAAGACCGCGCCTCTGAAGGCAAGTGGGTGGACGTGGCGAACTTCGCGGCGATGCTTTGGAACTTCGAGCAGGAATAGGAGGCTGGCGTTGGGATTTGAAACACCGTTTCAAGAGTTCGTGTATCTCCGGTCATACAGCCGGTGGCTCGAAAACGAGCAGCGGCGGGAGACATGGCCGGAAACCGTGGGGCGCTACTCCGACTTCATGGTGAAGCGCGTGCCCTCAGACCATCACGTTGATTTCCTGGAAGCCTGCACGGCCATCGAGGACTCCCAGGTGATGCCGTCCATGCGTGCGCTCTGGGCGGCGGGCAAGGCCCTGGAGCGCGAGAACCTGGCGGCCTACAACTGCACCTATACCGTCATCAACAGCCCGAAAGTTTTTGCCGAGATTCTTTACATCCTTATGAACGGATGCGGCGTGGGATTCAGCGTGGAGCGCCAGTACATCAACCGGCTGCCCCAGGTGCCCGACCGGCTGGAAGAGTCCGATGAAGAGATCGTGTTCGAGGATTCCAAGCTGGGCTGGGCCGAGGGCTACTACCGCTTCATCCGGGGCCTCTACGCCGGGAAGGTCTACAGGTGCAACCTGGACAAGATCAGGCCCAGGGGCGCACGGCTCAAGACCTTTGGCGGCAGGGCGAGCGGCCCCGAACCTTTGAGGCAGCTCATTGACTTCACCGGCAAGGTCTTCAAGCAGGCCGAGGGGCGAAAGTTGAACTCGGTCGAGTGCTACGACATCGCCTGCTACGTCGCAAACATCGTCGTGGTCGGCGGCGTGCGGCGAAGCGCGACCATCAGCCTGAGCAACCTGAGCGACCGGAGAATGGCCAACGCCAAGACCGGCGAGTTCTGGGCAAGCCATCCCCAGCGGCAGCTCAGCAACAACTCCGTGGCCTACACGGAGAAGCCCGACTGCACCACGTTCCTTGAGGAATGGCTGAACCTGGCCAAGAGCAAGTCCGGTGAGCGGGGCATCTTCAACCGGGAGGCGGCCAAGCTCTGGGCGTCCACCGTGGGGCGCCGCGATCCCGAAGGCGACTACGGGATCAACCCGTGCGGCGAGATTCTCCTGCTCCCCGAAGAGGGCTGCAACCTGACCGAGGCCGTGGTGAGGCCCGACGACACCCTGGAAATCCTTTCGGCCAAGGTGAGGATGGCCACGATCCTGGGCATGGTGCAGTCCACCCTGACCAAGTTCGGCTTTGTCGGGAAGGGCTGGAGCAGGAACATGGAGCGCGAGCGCCTCCTGGGCGTCAGCCTGACGGGCCTGCGCGATCACCCCATCCTTGGGCGCATGAGCCGACCCCACGAGCTGGAGCGCTGGTTGAGCTACCTCAAGGTGCAGGCCGTCGAAACGGCGAGGGAGTGGTCGGAAGTCCTGGGCGTGAGCATGCCTGCCGCCGTCACCTGTATCAAGCCGTCAGGCACGGTGAGCACCCTGGTCGGGGCATCGAGCGGCCTGCACCCCAGGCATGCACCGTATTATCTGAGGCGGGTCAGGGTGAGCAACAACGACCCCATCGCCCAGCTCCTGATGCAGGCCGGGGTTCCGCACTATCCCGAAGTCGGCCAGACCTACGACAACATGACCACGACCGTCTTTGAGTTCCCGGTGAAAAGCCCTGAGAACAGCGTGTTCAGGGACAACGTGAGTGCCATCGACCAGCTCGAATACTTCCTGATGGTCAAGAAGCACTGGTGCGAGCACAACCCCAGCACGACCATCTACGTCAAGGAGGACGAGTGGTTCGAGGTCGGCAACTGGGTCTACAGGCACTGGGACATGATCTGCGGCGTGACCTTCCTGCCCTATGACGGCGGCGTCTACCAGCTCGCCCCATACGAAGAGATCACCGAGGAGCAGTACGAGAAGGCCGTGGCGGCGTTCCCCAGCATCAACTTTGAAGGGCTGGAGTGGCTGGAGAGCACGGACAACACGGAAGGGGCACGGGAGTTTGCGTGCGTGTCAGGGGCCTGCGAGATATGACCCCTTGAAAGAGTGAGGGCGGGAACATCCCGCCCTCGACGGCTAAGAAACAAACCCCAACGACGGGGCATCTGAATGCTAACCCCAAGTGAAAGGGCTGTCAATGCGGAAGACCTTTGTGCTCGACACCAACGTCCTGCTCCACGACGACGAGGCTCTTTTGGCCTTCGAGGAGAACGACGTCTGCCTGCCCATCACCGTGCTGGAGGAGCTGGACGGCATCAAGAAAGGCCCTGGCGAGCTGGCGCGGAACGCCCGCCATGTCTCCAAGTTCATTGACCGGCTCAGAAGCCGGGGCAGTCTGGCAGACGGAGTGCCCCTGGGCGAGGGCCGTGGCAAGCTGCGGATCGCCGCCGAGAACGTGACCTTCAATTTCGCTGGCCTCAAGAACAGCAACGACAACTACATCCTGGGTGTGACCCTGCGCCTGGCCGACGAGCAGAAGGCGTGGTCGGCCCCTGGCCGGGAAGTGATCCTGGTCACGAAGGACATCAACCTTCGCATCAAGGCCGACGTCATGGGCGTCAAGGCCCAGGACTATCTGAACCAGAGGGCGAGCGGCGTGTCCGGTTGCATCAAGGACTACTCCATCGGAAGGGACGTCGTTGACCGCCTCTACATGGAGCCTGGCTTCGCAATTCGGGCCGAGGACTTCAAAGAGAACGACTGCGTGATAGTGCGGGCGCATGATGACAGCTCAACGGCCATGACGCGCTTCCAGCGGGGCGTCCTTCGCCTGGTCAAGCCCAGGTCGGAAATCCAGGGCATCACGCCCAGGAACGCCGAGCAGCGCTTCCTGGTGGAGCTGCTGACCGACCCCAACCTGGACATGGTGATCGTGAACGGGGTCGCCGGGAGCGGCAAGACGCTTCTCTCCCTGGCGGCTGGCCTGGAGTGGATCGAGAACCTCAAAAAGGGGCGCCGCATTCTCATCACCAAGGTCATCGAGGCCGTGGGCAACGACATCGGGTTTCTGCCGGGGAACAAGCTGGAGAAGATGATGGAGTGGGTCAGGCCCTTCCTCGACAACCTGGAGCTGCTCATGGACGAGGAGTACGCCGATCAGTACATCGAGCGGGGCAGGATCGAGATCGACGCCCTGACCTACATGCGGGGCCGGTCATTGATGAACCGCTTTGTCATCATCGACGAAACCCAGAACCTCCCGCCAAAGACGCTGAAGACTCTAGTCAGCCGGATCGCGGACGGGAGTAAGCTGGTGATCCTGGGCGACCTCCAGCAGATCGACAACCCCTATCTGGATTCAAGGAACTGCGGGCTGGCCTACGTCATGGACAAGATGGCGGGCTTGCCCAACGTGGGCGTGCTCAGCATGGCGAAGGGAGAGCGCGGGCGCCTGGCCAGGCTGGCCGTCGAGCGCCTCTAAATTGTATCCGGGTCTGCCAGCTTTATATTGGCAGACCCGGATACAGGATTGCAGTGGACTAGCTGATGATTTTTGTTGCGATGTTTTTTCATGGCCTGCTTCACGCCATCCATGTTGAATTGAAGATCGTAGTTGATAAGCCTTGGCCACATGAGCCCGCTTTGGATTTCGACAACAATGGCCGAGTCGCATTGTGGCCGCAAGACCGCAAATGTGGTTTGTGCAGGACTGCACTTGAACATCATGTTTCGGAATAATGGCGATGGGACGAAGCGGCTGTCTTCAAGGACGGAGCCCAGATTGACGCTTCCAATGGATAGGCGGCGATCCCGGTTTGGTTTGTGTGGATTTAATTTGAAGTGAGTGTAGGGGTCGCCGAGCTGGAGCGGGACACCATTTTCAAGCCATTCGTATAGCTCTTTTTTAGGTTGAAAAAGGTCAAGATTGAAGCTGATGAGGAACGCTTCGTACATTCCAACGATTGCATAGTGGGAGTGGTTGTTTTCAATTGTGATGAAGGTGTTCCAAAAGAAAATGGACGCTCGGAAATCGTGCAGGCTGATAATTTCCGGGTTGATTACAGAAAATTGGACTGTCTCTAGCCCTGAAGCATAGTCCGATTTCCTCCTCTGTTGTGGTTATTGATTAAAATGATCGTTACCTATACGCCAGCAACATCAAATAGTCAACTGATTTTGATAGGTAAGTGCTTAACTACTTTGTGAAAGGAGAAAACAATGCACTTGAAAGACACCTTATCTGTTGAATTAATTGGACATACCGACCTCGACGTGGCCATTACGGCCATGCGAAAATGTTGGGCCTCCGAGGACAAGACCGACACTTGCTGGAGGATTCAGAATGACCAAGTGGTCATGATACTTGGCGATAACGACCGGCGTTTGATCCAGCGGATCATCGAGAGCGACCATACCAGCACCGTTGAGCATATTGTCTATAATTTCGAGATCAAGGATATAAGCAGGGCTATTCTTCAGGAGCTGGCGCGTCATCGGATTGCAAGTCTGTCTGTGCAAAGCACGCGATATGCTCTGAAGAAGCTCCTGAACGGGGAGGTGGAGCTGGAAAGCCTCCTGGTTCCGAGCGGCAACGACCACATTGACAGGCTCAATATCGAGATGCTGTACCGGCTGCGAAGCGTTGCCAGGAATTTCGATCTCCCAAACGACATCGCCAAGTACGGCATCCCGGAAGCCTTCAAGACGACGCTTATCTGGACGGCCAACGCACGAAGCCTTCGGAACTTCCTGAAGCTGCGGTCGTCAAAACGGGCGCACCCTGAGATCAGGCGCCTGGCCCATGCCGTCTATGGCGCCCTGCCTGAAGATCACCGTCTTATTTTTGACGGCTGCATGAATTAAGCACTTAATAGAAAGGAGAGCCAGAATGATGAAGAGCCATGATGTCGAGCGATTCCTCAATGAGAACGTCCCGTGCTTCCAGGGTGGAAGCGACCAGAAGCTCAGCGCTGATCTGAGGTTCGAGGAGGGAACCGGCCAGAAGCTCGAAGTCGATTGGGACTATCAGCACTGTGAACAGCCTCCACCAGCGCCATCCATCAAGGTCAAGGTCAACGGCCTCAATGTGGAGACGCTGGACGACATGATCGTGAAGAAGATGCAGGCCGCAACGCACATCAGGGAGGACGCCTCTGAGGAAGAGAAGCGGGCGGCGGTCGAGGTCGGCGGGGCACGGTTCAACGAAGGCAAAGTCAGGTTCGACCTCGTGCCGCCTGACGCCCTCTGGGAGCTGGCCAAGGTCTACACCTTCGGGGCCAGGAAGTACAGGGACAGAAACTGGGAGAAGGGCATGAGTTGGGGCATTTGCTTTGCGGCGGCCATGCGGCACCTGTGGAAGTGGTGGCGGGGCGAGCGGAACGATCCCGAATCGGGCATCCACCATCTGGCCCATGCGGCCTGGAACTGCCTGTCTGCCCTGGCCTACGAGCTGCGGGAACAAACCGAGTTCGATGACCGCTACAAGCTGGGCCAGCCCAGGGGCTTCAGCCTGCCCCACGATTGACACGAAGGCGCCCTTCGGGGCGCCCTTCCTGTTTCATGGCGATGGGTCAAATAGTTCTTGCATTCAGTAAGTGCTTAGTATATGCTGGAACCAAGTGCTAAGGAAAAACGCCAACGACGGAGGTTGACATGAAGTTTGAGAACGAAGCAGTCGAGCGAGTCTACAAGAGGTTTCTGGCCAGGGACATCGAGGAAGTGAAAACGGGCGGGAACGCCCTGTGCGGCGTCTTCATGGCGGGATACAGCGGCGACCAGGCCCAGACGCCCAGGCGCGACACGGTGGCCTACGGGGCCTACATCGCCGGAAAAATGCGCCGGAATCAGGCCAAAGGGGCCAAGAAGCGGGCGCCCAAGAAACCGGCCCTTGATGCGGCCCCTGATACCGAGCAGCTCAGGGAGGACGCCGTGGCGGTTGCGACCGGGAACACGCCCAGGCCCAAGACCAGGCCCAGCGAACCCAAGGCCATTGACACCCTGGTCGGGATTGCGACCGGCTTGGTTAAGGTCAAAGACGAGGCGCCCGTGTTCGAGCCGGTGCAGGCCCTGAAGGCCCTGGGCGACGGCGAGTACCAGGAGCTGCCTCACGAGCGGGCGCTGGCCCACATCAAGGTTGTCAAGAACGAGAAGGTCGCCCAGTTGTTCGGGAACAACAAGAAGAGCTTCGGGGTGTTCTGGGGCGAGCGGCTCCTTGGGCACATCGAGCTGGCCAAGGGCAATGTGATGTGGACGGTGGTGATGCGGGAAGGCGGCTCAAAGCAGGCCAAGTCACCGGCAGACGCCATCTACGCGATGATTCAAGGCGGCCTTGAGGCCGCAATCAAGAAGGAGATCGGCGATGACAAGTAACAGCGTGAGACGGTACGGCAAGAAGCCCGACTACATCTGCAAGGTCAAAAAGGACTATCCAGGGAGCGGGAGCATCACGACGCTCTACGCCTACTTCAAGCAGGAACGGATACTCTGCGAGCTGGCGGTCTATTCCAGCAAGACGGGCGGGCGCCATGTTCCAGGCCGGTGGAAGGAGATGGCGGGCGTCGAGCCCGCCAGGTTCCTTGAGGTGATCGGAAACCACTCGGCTGACGGCAGCCTCAAGTATGCAGGCACGGTCAGCGACAACTGATCGGTTCTTCGAGCATAATTAAGCACTTAGTAGTTATTTTGCAAATGCCTAAAAAAGTTTGGAATATTTTCGGCTGGATGTGGTATAATAAGGATGTTTGGATCGAAAGAATGATTCATTGATTCCTCCTCCTCCCTTGGCCGGTGAGCATTCCTCACCGGCCATTTCTTTTAAAGGCAAATGATGGCTGACAAGATAAAGATCGAATGGGTTCCAAGACACGAGCTGACGGTCGCTGGGTACAACCCCAGGAAGATGCAGCCGTCCACCCTGGAGCGCCTCAAGAAAGGCATCAAAGAGTTCGGGATCGTTGACCCGCTCATCATCAACCGAGACGGCACGGTGATCGGAGGCCACCAGAGGCTCCAGGCTGCCGAAGAGTGCGGCTTCGCCGAGTTTCCCTGTGTGCGCCTTGACCTTGACGCCAAGCGTGAGAAGGCCCTCAACCTGGCCCTGAACAAACTGGCGGGAGAGTGGGACTACACGAAGCTGAGCGCACTGCTCCTTGAATTCGAGGGCGAACCAGGTTTCGACATCGAGCTGACCGGCTTTGACGGCCTTGAGGCCATTGAGATGTCAACCCTGGGCAATGCCGACCTGGGAGGTCTTGGAGTGGCCGGGGGCCTGCCTGACGCGAGCGACCTGGGCAGCCCTATCGAGGGCGCCGGATCGACCGGCGACTCGAAAACCAAGAAAACGGGCCTTCAATATGTCATCGTCTTCAGCGACGAGGGCGAGCAGCGCGAGTGGCTCGACTACCTTGAGAGCCTCAAGGAGCGCTATCCAGACGAGGAAACGGTCAGCGCCCGCATCATTCGGGACATCACAGAGCGATAGGTGACTCCGATGGCGACAGTCAGCCGATATTACAAGACGACCAACGTGTTCGAGGAGGCCCTGGAGCGCATCCGGTGGGTCTTCGACGAGTTCAAGAACGTGGTCGTGAACTATTCGGGCGGGAAGGACAGCACCATTATCCTTGAGATGGCCCTCATGGTCGCCAAGGAGAAGGGCAGGCTTCCACTGCCGGTCTTCTTCATCGACCAGGAGATCGAGTGGAACACGACCATCGACATGGTGCGCGACGTCATGTACCGGCCAGAAGTCAAGCCCTACTGGCTCCAGGTTCCGTTCAAGATCGAGAACGCAACGTCCTTCGAGGACGGATGGTTGTACGCCTGGAGGCCGGGAGACGAGTGGATTCGCCCGAAAGACCCCATCGCCATTCATGAGAAGACGTTCCCAGGCGAAGAGTTCCATGACCTCTTCGAGGGCTGGGGCAACGCCATGTACGGCGGCACCGACCTGGCGAGGCTCACCGGAGTCCGCGGTGAGGAGTCAAGGAACAGGCTGATGGGCCTGACCTGCTATGCCTGCTACAAGTGGGTCACTTGGGGAAGGAAGCACTCTGGGCGCGAGAACCACATCTCGTTCTCCCCTATCTATGATTGGTACTACACGGACGTCTGGAAGGCCATTCACGAGCACGGCTGGAAGTACAACGCGCTCTACGACATCCAGTACCAGCGTGGCGTCCCGGTCAGGAACATGCGGGTTTCAAACCTCCATCACGAAACAGCCGTGAAGTCCCTGGAGATGCTCCAGGAGATCGACCATGACCTCTACAACAAGGTTACGAGGCGGCTCAACGGGATCGACGCCTACACCAAGATTTCCGAAATCTTCATCGTCAAGAAGCTGCCGTTCATGTTCGCATCATGGCGGGAGTACCGGGACTTCTTGTTCGAGAAGATCGTGACCGATGAGAGCGCCGCTCAGACCTTCCAGAAGCACTGGAAGCCGCTGGAGGACGTGATCGACTTCATTGGCGATCCGCACTTCACCGAAGCGCTCATCAAGTCCGAGATCAACGCCATGCTGGTCAACGACCGTGCGGGCACGAAGCTCAACAACCTGTCCGGTTGGATCGACGGCGAGAAGAAGAAGGCCGAAGCAAGAAAGGGCGTCAAGTATGTCGATAGAAAATCACCCCGTACATAACGTCCAATGGGTTCCGCTGGAGAAGGTCGAGGCGAACAGCTACAACCCCAACTCCGTGGCCATCAACGAGATGAAGCTGCTCTACACCTCGATCAAGCACGATGGCTACTGCGTCGAGGAGTCTACACCTGTTTTAAGGGCCGACCTAACCTGGGTTCCAGCAGGTGAATTATCTGTTGGAGACAAGATCATTGCGTTTGATGAGTATGCGACTGGGAACGGGGACGGCAGGAAACAGCGTCGCTATCGCACGGCTTCAGTCGTGTCAAACTCCATTGAAGAGAGTGACCTGGTAAGAGTTGAAACGGATCGTGGTGAGCTGCTTACGACTCCTGACCACCCTTTCTTAGCAAAGCGCTGTTACGGCAGAGGGTATCACATGGCCGATTGGATCATGGCCTCTGACTTGCGACCCGATGACATCGTGATCTATTTGATGGCTCCATGGGAAGTTGACCGATCATATGATGCTGGATGGCTCTCTGGCTTTCTTGATGGAGAGGGGACGCTGGCGAACAACCAGAATAAAAGTCGGAAGCCTACTGTTCGACTGGCTGGGTATCAGCGCCCAGGCACTACAGCCGACCACATGGTTGCAGAAATGGCCAAGCGAGCGCTGACGAAGGTTTTTACTTTAGACCGGACGGGCCATGTCAAATGGAGCAGCATGGTTATGGCGCGGGTTGACCGCCTCACCGAAGTGATGCGGCTTTTAGGCTCGGTTCGCCCAGAGCGCCTGATTGAAAAAGGCGGTGTTTTCTGGGAAGGGTGTGCCCTGTCTTCCAAGCTTAAGGATGAGACGAAGGCAGTAGTTGCGTCTGTTAGCCAAGAACGGCGCGGCAACATTGCACGGTTGTCTACAACTACAAAGACCTATATTGCCAATGGGTTTGCGGTTCATAACACTCAGCCCATCGTGACGGTCTACGACGAGGCGCAGGACAAGTACATTATCGTGGATGGATTCCATCGGCATCTGGTCATGAAGCACAACCGGGACATCTACGAGGACACGGGCGGCCTGCTGCCGGTGGTGGTGCTCAATAAGGACATCAACGACCGCATGGCCTCCACCGTCAGGCACAACAGGGCCAGAGGGCGGCATGCCGTTGAGGGCATGGCGACCATCGTGTTCTCGATGCTCGACAACGGCTGGGCCGACATCGACATCTGCAAGGAGCTGGGCATGGAGCACGAGGAGCTGATCCGGCTCAAGCACATCACCGGCTTCTCCAAGCTCTTTGAGGACGTCGAGTATCGGCGGGCGTATGAAACCAAGCGACAGGTCAAATTGAGGCTCGAATGGGAAGAAAAACATTCGTCGTCATCTCAGTCTCCGACAGAGTAGGCGAGCTGAACGCCCTGGTGGGGCAGATCGCAGCCGACTCGCGCTTTGACTCTTATGACGTCAACCTCTACTTCCAAGACCCGCAAGGCGTGGCTGGGAAGATCGCACACCGTGACCGCTATGAGCGCGTCATCGTCGTGCCCGAGCTGGCAGGCTGTCACGGGGCCAGAGTCCTTCTCTTGAGGGAGCTGGACGGGGCCGGATACGACGCCTACGTCAACCTGGACGACGACATGGAGCTGTGCGGGCACACCGACTACGAGCCTGCGGTCGCCTTCTCAGGCTATCCAGGGATCGGGTTTGTCATGACGAACTGGGCCAAGACCATGCCCCTTCTGGAAAAGAAGGTTCCGGCCATGCTCAGGCATCGGGCCTCCGGCATGGGCCGGTTCAAGCGTCAGATCATGCTCTACAACGGTGGAGGCATGGTCTACCGGGACAGGGTCGCCGACCTCATGCGTCAGCTCGAACCCGTCAAGACGGCCTTTGATTGTGCCTGGCCGATCACTTCTTATGTCAACGGGTTCGAGAACTACCGGGATCAGGGCAGCCTTGCCGTCCACAAGGTCTGCGGGACGGGCGGCATGAACGCCTTCATGGCAGCGACAAAGCTGCATGTGATGTGCGAAGAGTGGCTGGAGTTCCTGCCTGCAAAGAAGCAGGACGGAAGCTGCACCTCCGTCTTGATACCGCTGGACGCCCAGGTGAAGCAGGCTGCCAAAGAGGCTCACGCCAAGGCGAGAAGGGAAATGGGACTATGAACAGGGTCGAGATGAACCGCAAGCAAATGCTTGAGTACATTGCCAGGACTCTAGGCATGACGGGCGGCGTGATCGCCGAGGTCGGAGTGCTACGGGGCACCTTCGCAAAGAGCCTGCAAGACGCCCTGGCGCCCAGCAGAATGTACCTGGTCGATCCCTGGCAGGCGTTCCCGCCCAGCGAGTTCTCCGACTACACCAGCTATTCCCAGGCGAAGTGGGATGCGATAGCGGCCTCGGTCGCCAGCCGTTTCCCGCCTCCTGTGAATGTGATCTTGCGTATGACATCGGAGGAGGCCGCTCAGCACGTCCCAGACGGCTCCCTCGATATGGTCTACCTGGACGGGAACCATGCTTACGAGCATGTGGCCCAAGACTTGCGGCTCTGGTTCCAAAAGGTCAGACCTGGCGGGTTCATCGCTGGACACGACATAGACCGGAAAAGCGTCGGAAGGGCCGTGGGTGAGTTCCTGACCAGCATCAGCGCCTCGGCGCACATGACCAACGAGAAGTCCTGCTGCTCATACTTCTGGCAGAGATAAGGAACAGCCATGCAAATCGTCGATGTCAAGATCGAACAGATACGCCCCTACTGGCGAAATCCTCGCAAGAACGAGAAGGCCATCCAGGCCGTCAAGGAGTCCATAGAGCGCTACGGCTTCAACGTGCCCATCGTGCTGGACATGGCAGGCGTCATCATTGCCGGTCACACCCGATACAAGGCGGCCCTGGAGCTTGGATGGAAGTCGATCCCGTGCATCTACTCCGACATGGACGAGAAGAAGGCCAAGGAGTACCGGATCGCCGACAACAAGACCGGCGAGCTGGCCCAGTGGGACATGGCGAGCTTGAAGCTGGAGATGCGCGAGCTTGAGTTTGACGGCTCCCTCCCAGGCTTTGACGAGGCCGAGATGAGTTCATTCCTGAGCGACATCTCGTTTGGCAACGCGAGCCTTCCGTCGCTCGATGGAAGCGACAAGGATCAGGAGCGGTTCGACCGCAAAGAGGCTGAGCTGAACTCCAAGTTCAGCGATCATAGCCAGAAGATGCAGGACAACTACGTCACGGTCAACTGTCCTCATTGCGGCAAGGAGTTCGTCCTTGACAAGAACGACATGGGGTAGAGTCACGCTCAATAAGTGTTGTGATCTTTCACGAGGTGTGATATAAATACCTCAACCATTCACCCCAACGAAAGGATCGCACATGATAGAAATTGAGCCGATTCAGTTTGACGAGGAAAGTGCAGTCAGGGCCAGGGCATTCATCGAGGCCGTCAGATGGCAGGTCGCCAAGACCTACGAGAAGACGGCCCCTCACGAGTACACCGTCAGAAAATGGTGTCCCGATCTTGAGAAGGAGTACGCCTGGTTTGACATGCTCATCCGCGATGCCGGTGTCAAGAAGAAGTTCTGGAAGACCCAGTACAGCTACTTGTACCTGGACGGCTATCGTTATTGGACGGGCTGGCCGCCGATCCTCATCAATAGATGCCCAGCAGACCAACCCTGGCAGTAAAGAATACAACGATTCTTAAATGCAAGCCTTTTGCGGCAGAGCGCCTGTGAACCCTTACTGATGGCCGATTTGAGCGTCAGCGCATTCAGATTCCGTTTAGGTGTCAGTACATAGGGGGCAACTTCAAGTGCGCTCTAAACGGCAAATAGGCCGCCCAGAAGCGGGGTGAAAGTCTGGCACGATTCTTGGCTCGGCACGAGGCTTGCAAAGGTTCTAAGTGTCTAAAATATTTTGCAATCCCCTTCACTTTTTGTTTGACAAAGAAGTAAGTCCTTAGTATTCTGGGTGCAACGGTTAAGGAACAACACCAACCCCAGATACGAAGGAGCACGACCATGACTTACGGCGAATACGCAAAGGCCCAGGCGAAATTGGCGAAGATCAACCACGACCTCGATGAGATGTGGGAGAACGCCGAAACTGAAGAAGCCCGCAAAGAGTGCATGGTGCTTGAGAAAGAGGCCGAGGAACTCCAGGCCATAGTCGCCGAGGGCGCCGAGCAGTACAAGGCGACCGAGGACAACGACGAGGACATGGAAGACGACGAACTGCTCAAGACCATCGAGAAGATCATGGGCGGCAGCACCGCGAGCACGATGGTTGAGAAGGAAGTGGCCCTCGCCGACAGTGCGACGGCCAAGGCCCTGAAAGAGGGCGCGACGGTAGTTGCCGACGAACCGGCCAAGAAGGACGAAGAGGCCGTCAAGAAGGCCCGCAAGCCCAGGGAGAAGAAGGAGCCCGAACCGGAAGTCACTGAGCTTGGAGGATTCAAGCTGGGCCAGAAGGCGGGCTGGAAGGAAGGCGGGCAACTCTTTGAAGGGATCGTTACAAAGATCGGCAAGTGCTACCTGGGGATCACCATCGAGAGTGGAAAACACCAGAAGATCAAGCCCTGCTACACGATAGCCCTGTAAGGGAATCAAGGGGCCGACCTGGTGGTCAGATCGGCCCCTACTTCAACAACCAGGAGGAAGGAGTCGAATCATGAAAAGAATCATTACTGCATTGGTGATCGCCCTGACGCTCGTGATTGGAGCGCCCATCGTCAACGCCCAGGACGCCGTCTGTGTTGATCCGAATGGATGGGTCGTTGCGTGCTCCACGGAGGAGTACAAGGTGTTGCAGCCTCAGATGGACGGGCCGAACCTGTGGTCGGCAACGATTGTCGTTAAACGGAATTCACCGCTCATGAGCACCAGGGATAAGGTCGTGGCGGTTTACGGTCGTACCTGCGATGAGGCCCAGGATCGGGCGCGGCAACTGCTTCGGATGCTCAGGGGCGGCAAGGACTTCATGGAAGGCAGATAGACATCTCGACGAGGTCGAAGAGGAGGCCCTGGGAAACCGGGGCCTTTTCATTTGTGCGGGGATAGCTCAACAGGCAGAGCACAACCCTTCCCAGGTTGAAGGTGCGTGGTTCGAGTCCCGCTCTCCGCTCCAATAGTCATCAAAGAAGGCCCTGGGATGAACCCAGGGCCTTTCCTGTTTCAGGAGGATGTCACATGAAGTCGTGCAGCAACTGCTCGAATAGCAACTGGAACATTCCAGGCTCCCAGTGTCAGGACTGTCGAGGATACTCTCGATGGGCGAAGCGCCCAGAGAAGCCGAGATTCAACAAGGCGGCCTGGAAGGCGGCCCATTTCGATCAAAAGGAGAGTTGATGGCAGAGCGCAAGTATGACACGGCCCAGCTCGAAGCATGGCTCGACAAGTGGCAGCCCCGGTTGAAGCTCAGTGATTGGGACATCGACATCAAGTATTGCGACATCGGCGAGCTGAAAGGCGACATGGCTCGTATCGAATGGGACGACGGAAACCAGATCGCAGAGATCAGCGTGCTCCCCGAAGACCAGTATCAAACCAACAAGGGCATGATCCTATACGACGCAGAGGTCAGCATCGTTCACGAACTGGTTCATTTGCGATTGTCAGACATCGAGCCCAAAGAGGGATATCACGAGGAGCGGGCCGTCAACGCCATCGCCCAGGCGCTTGTCTATACCGACAGGATGGTCGTCGAAGAGGCCAAGAATGAAATGGAGAGGATCAGGAGTGCGCTGTCGGATGTCGTTGCAATGGGCGATGAAATCGTCTCCTATGCGAAGGCGGAAGTAAACGACAGCGGGCAGGTGGTCATCACGATCACACCCGTCAATAAAATTGATTGCACGAGCCCACCCGTTGATTTGAAAGACATCATCAAAGTAGTGAATTTCGAGCGCTGATAATCCAAGTCTTCAAACCAGTAGGCTTCACAGCCAAGAGGAAGACCGTTGGTGAAGCGCATCCATAGGGGCCTGCAACACGGCCCCTTTCTAAACATGAAGGCCAGAGCCGACCGTTCTGGCCTTTTTGCTTGGATTCAACCATTCAATCGAAGGAGCTGAAATTGACTGATTCAATTCAAACCCTTCACAAGCTGACCACTATTCAACCAAGGGGAGCGTCATGGGTCGGGAACCCAAGAAGCCCAAGGAAAGGAAGGTTCCGAGGAACCTGAGCGCCGATACCTGGGTCGAGATACAGGCCCAGTGGGAAGCGGGAGTGCCTGGATCAGAGCTGGCGAGGAAGTACGGCTTGACGCCGTCTGCCATCACCCACAGAGCCAAGAAGGACGGCTGGCTCAGAGGGGCCTCCATCAAGACCAGGGCCATCGAAGAGGCCCGTCAGGAGGTCAAAGAGAAGCTCAAGGACACCTACAAAGACCTGGTCGAGAAGGCCAACGAGCAGCACATGAAACTCGCCAACTACGGCGAGCAGTTCGGGATCATCCTCTGGAAAGAGCTTGAAATCAACATGAAGGCGCTCCAGAAGCAGCGCCTGGACATGGGTCACACTGACGAGAACCCCATCTGCCTGCATGACTTCGGCAAGATCAACGGCCAGTACAAGTCGATCTGGGAAACCCTGGAGAGTGTCGCCAGGTTCAAGCGCGACGTCCTGAAGATGGGCGAGCACAACTCGTGGATGAGCGACGAAGAGAACCAGGACTCCATCCAGCGGCTCAACGAAATCTTTGAGGAGGGGCGCAAGCGGTATGAGGAGGTGAGCGGGGATGCTGACAAGGAGGCCACGACAGCGGGCGAAGCTGTTCACCCCGATAATCCACCCAAATAGCAAGTCTGAGGAATCACTCTATCGCAGCACGAGGCGCCTCAACATCTGGGAGGGCAGCGTGCGGTCGGGCAAGACCATTTCCAGCATCCTTCGCTGGGTCAAATGGGTCGTGACCGAAGCCCCTGACGAGGGCGAGCTGCTCATGACCGGCAAGACCTACAAGACGATGGAGCGCAACGTCCTCAACCCGATCATCGACATGCTGGGAAGCCGGAACGCCTGGTACAACCGAGGCACGGGCGAGTTCTTCATCCAGGGATGCAACCGGCCCATCAACATCATCGGGGCAAACGACGAGCGCTCCCAGGAGAAGATTCGAGGCGCGACCATTTGCGGGGCCTACGGCGATGAGCTGACGCTCTGGCCCGAGTCCTTCTTCAAGATGCTGCTCTCCAGGTTGAGCGTCAAGGGCGCCAAGTTCTTCGGGACGACGAACCCCGACAGCCCGTATCATTGGCTCAAGAAGGAGTACATCAACCGGCAGCACGAGCTGGACATGGCCGTCTTCCACTTCATTCTGGAAGACAACCCCTTCCTTGACCCAGACTACGTCTCGTCGCTCAAGAAAGAGTACACGGGCCTCTGGTACAAGCGCTTCATCGACGGCCTCTGGGTGCTGGCCGAGGGCGCCGTCTACGATATGTGGGACGACGACCTTCACACCCTGGACGTGCGGGCCATGCTCGAAGCGGACGTCAAGGGCGGCAGGCGAGGACAGCCCAGGTTCAGGCGATACTTCGTGGCCATTGACTACGGCACGAACAACCCCTGTACGTTTGGCCTCTACGGCTTTGACAAGGGCGTCGTCACGATGGGCGGCAAGGCGATCATCCCGAAGGTCTACCTTGAGAGGGAATACTACTGGGACAGCAACGTCACGAGCAGACAGAAGACGGACGCCCAGTACGGCGACGACTTCGTGAAGTGGCTGGGCGGCATCCGGCCCGAGGCCATCTACGTTGACCCCAGCGCCTTGAGTTTCATATCAGAGCTGCGGCACCGGGGCTACCGAGTGACCGAGGCCAAGAACGACGTTCTGGACGGCATCCGGTTTGTCGGGAAGCTGCTGAGCGCCGGGAAGTTCCTGATCGACAAGTCCTGCGAACACACGACCGGCGAGTTCAGCGCCTACGTCTGGGACACCAAGGCCCAGGCACGGGGCGAGGACAAGCCCATCAAAGAACACGATCACGCGATGGATCGGAACAGGTACGGGCTTTACACCCACTTCTTCAGAGAGAATCCGACCCTGATCCACGGCTTCAACTTCAGGTGATTCCCACTTTTGCCATCAAAACAGGGCGTGATTCCCACTTTCATTTGTTCACCCTCGGTAAAGCGGGAACGGAATTTTGAAAATTCCCACTTTGGGCCAATTTTGGAGGCAACCAATGAATGAAGTTCCCGTCAAGCGACACCGGCTTATCCTTGAGGGCTACGGATGCTCTGACGTGATCGTCCAGGACGTGCATGACTTCCTGATCGAGCTGACCGTGGCGCTCGACATGCGAATCCTCGTTCCGCCGATGATCGTCCAGGTGCCCATCGTGAAGCCCGCTCCAGGCATGGAGACGGAGGACATCGGCATCAGCGGGCAACTCATCTGGATGGAGTCTGGCTGCCAGGTGCATCAGTGGACGAAGCATGGGTTCGTCGCAGTGGACATCTTCAGTTGCAAAGCGTTCGCCCAGGCCAAGGCCGAAGACGTCTTCGACAGATTTTTCCAGCCGATTACGCTTCGCAGTTGCGTCCCTGTCGTCCAACCCTATACGGCGGGCCTGGACATGCATTGAGGCGCCGAATTTGGCCCGAATTAGCCACTTTCTGATGGCGCCCCATACCGTGAACCACTTAAAGGATGGCATCATGGCAACTTCTAGCAATATCGGGCTGTTATTGAAGGCCGTCATTCTGAAGGCGGGCGGCACCGTCAAACTCACTGACGAGGACATCGACAAGGCCAAGAACGTGAGGCTCGAAGCGGGGCGCTTCATGGACGACCCAGATTCCCTGGTGATCCGCATCAAGGAGGGCTTTTGATTGGACGGCGTGAAGACAATGATCTGGCAGATTTTTGCCCTGGCATTTGCGGGCACGATCCTGTTGAACAGCGCCAAGGCCCTGTTCGGGCTTTGATGAGGCGCCACATGGTCAAGTGCGAGAAGCCTGATTGCAGGCTGTTCTATCAAGGCGAGTACAAGTGCCTTTGGTGCAAATGGTTTAAACGACTTCGGCCCGACCGCTACGAGCCGATCAAACAGCATAGGGAGGCATCAATGAAGAAGCATCTGATCGCCCTGGCGCTCGCTCTCGTCTTGCTCTTGCCGATGGCGGCCCAAGCTGCCGGGGTCACGGTCTTGGACTTGAGCTGGCAGCCCAACACGGAGTTGAACCTCGCGGGCTACAAGATTTACCTTCGGAACGCTCATGTGCCGAGTCAGACCATTCTGTTGAAGACAGTGGGCAAGAAGGCCAGCAACATCCCAACGCTGACGTTCACGCTTCCAAGCAGCGGGACGTATGTCCTGGTGATGACGGCGTTCAACCAGGCTGGAGTCGAAGGGCTTCCGAGCGCCCCTGCAATCAATCGAGCAACCGGAAAGAGGGCCTCGTGGAGCGCAAAGGGCGCTGTTCCTGCAACCGTCAAAGGATTGGGTTTCGCCCAGTAAGGAGAGTCACTTGAAAAGATTTCTGTTCGCAATTCTAGCCTGCATCTGCGCGATCTGCATGCCCTTGACGGCCTATGCCGGGACGACCCCGGTCACACTGGTCTGGGACGCCGTGAGCGCCACCGATCTGGGAGGCTACAACGTCTGGTTTGTGGACAAGTACGGCGCCCTGCCCTCGGTCAAGCTGGCAAGCGTCGGCAAGGTCACGACCGCGAGCGTAGAGTGCCCGGAGGTCGTAGGCTCAGGCGCCTTCCAGCTCAAGGTGACGGCCTTTGACGTGGCGACCCAGCCCAACGAAAGCGCCATGAGCGCACCGGCTGTTAAGGCTGACGGCAGCATCTTCGAGCTGTTTGACCTCACGCCTCCGGCAGCCCCAAAGAACGTCAAGGTCACAAACTAGACAGGAGGCCAGATGATAGAGAACATACTCATTATGATCGCGGTCATGACGGCATCCATCGGCTCGCTGGTGGTTCTTGCGTTTTGCAGGATGGCAAGAATCAGCGAGGCGCTGGGCAACATCGCACACATGATGCACGGCCAGTGTCAGGTTCAATATCAAAGCGCAGACCTACTGCTCAGGCTGGCCAATGCCGAGGCAGAGCGCCTCAAGCTCGCTAAGGCGTCGGCAAACGCCATCGTTGAGGCGGTCGTGGGCAAGCAGGCCCAGAACAAACCCGACAGCATCAATTAAGGAGACGACACATGGCGGACTCAGCCATCAAGAACGCGAAAGTCGGAAGCCTGTTGACGCGGGTGCATCCGAAGCATGCCGAGTACAGTTTGTCGTGGGTGTTCTTCCTTGAGAGCTACCTGGGCGGGCCGTCATACCTGAGCAAGCACCTGTTTCAGTATTTCAAGGAGGGCGACGAGGAGTTCGCGGCAAGGAAAGACCGAGCCTACAGGGAGAACCATACCAAGCGGGTCGTTGACCTTGTCAACTCCTACCTGTTCAAACAGGAGGCTGGGCGGTCGAGCGACAACGCCCTGGTCAAGAAGTTCTGGGAGAACTTTGACGGGCGCGGCGGCAAGGTCGGGCGCTTCATGAAGAAGGCGTCGGTCTTTGCGAGCATCATGGGAAGGGTCTACATCGTGTGCGACAAGCGGGGCCTGCCCGAAGAGAGACAGACCGGCACCCAGCTTGACAATTTGCAGTCAGAGGCTCAGCCCTACTGCTACTTGGTCTATCCACAGGACTTGCTCGACGTGGGACTTGACGACCAGGGCAGAATGCGGTGGGCGGTCATAAGGGAATACAAGAGGGACGACGATGACCCGTTTCATTCTACGGGCGACGTCCAGCCCAACTACCGCTTCTGGACGCGAGACGAGTGGACGCTCTATGACGAGTCGGGCCAAGAGATTGGCGGCGGCCATCACGGGCTTGGCATGGTTCCCATCGTGACGCTCGACAGCGAGGAGCAGGACGACTACACGGGTCAGAGCCTGGTTGGGGATGTGGCCTATCTCGACAGGGCAATCATGAACAACTGGTCGCGCCTGGATGTCGTCGTGAACGACCAGACCTTCAGCCAACTGATCTTCCCCGTCGAGGGCCTGCCCGCCGATATCATGGAAGACAAGGAGCTGCGGGAGAAGTTCCTGACCCTGGCGACCAACCGCGTCATTTTGTACTCGGCCCAGGCCCAGGCGGCCCCGAGTTTCATCAGCCCTGACGCCTCCCAGGCCACTTTCATTCTGGAAATGATCCAGACCCAGGTGAAGCAGCTCTACGCGAGCATGGGCCTACAGGGCGAAACCGGCGTTGAAGTCAAGACCCAATCCGGCGTGTCGAAGGGCTACGACTTCGAGAAGCTCAACAAGCTCCTGGCCAATAAGGCCGACAACCTGGAGCAGGCCGAGGATAAGATTCTGGACATTTTCAGGGGCTGGATGGGCGGCATCAATGCCGAGGCGAAGGTTGAGTATCCTGACGAGTTCGATGTCAAGAGTCTTTCCGACGAGATCACGATGGCCCAGGAGCTGACCCTCATGGGCATCAGCGAAACATTCACCAAGGAGCTTCACAAGAGCATCGCGGCCAAGGTTCTGAACAAGACCGACCAGCCCACGATGCAAAAGATCAATCAGGAGATCGACGACAGGGACATTGCTGCCGAAGAGGCTGCCAAGAAGCCGGTCTTCGACTTCGACCAGCAAGGGAAGCCACCGGCACCTGGCGATCAGAAGATTAAGCCCGGAGACCAGAAGATTGACCAGAAGAAAAGGCGGCCCTGAAGGCAGCCTAGCACGAACCGTAGAAGTTCATTGTGAGGCCCGTCAGGCAGGTTCTGACGGGCTTTTTCATTCAACCTTAACAGGAGACAGGCAACATGACGGAAGAGGAAAAGAAGGCCCTTGAGGAGAAGGAAAGGCTGGAGGCCGAGCGCAAGAAAAAGGAGCAGGAGGACAAGACCTACTCCGAAGCTTACGTCAAGGGCATTCGGGACGAGGCGGCCAAGTACCGCACGAAGCTCCGTGACGTCGAGGAACGGCTGTCCAAGTTCGACGGGATCGACCCAGCCGAGCTGCTCAAGCTCAAGGAAGAGAAAGAGCTGGCCGAGAAGAGGAAGCTCGAAGAGCAGGGCAAGTGGGAAGAGCTGAAGACCAACATGGTCAAGGCGCACCAGGACGAGCTGGCCAAGAAGGACGAGGCCATCAAGCAGGCCCAGGTGAAGTATGAGGCCCTGGAGGCCCAGTACAACGACGCGATCCTGACCAACGCCATCGCGGTGGAAGCCTCGATGGCCAAGGCCCTGAATCCGTCCGTCCTGAAGCTGGTCGTGGCCCAGGAGGCCAAGGTCGAAGTGCTGGAGAACGGGCAGCGGGTCATCAAGCTCTACAAGCCCGATGGCCAGGTGAAGCTCGACATGAAAACCGGCGAGCCGCTCTCGATCAAGCAGCGTCTGGAAGAGATGAAGCAGGACTCCGAGTACGCCATGCTCTTTGAAGGGGCGACGGGCGGCGCTGGCAGCAACACCTCCCAGGGCACCCAGAAGAACGTGAACCCCTGGAAGAAGGAAACCTTCAACCTCACGAAACAGGGCCAGATTTATCGGGAGAATCCCGAATTGGCCAAGCGACTCGCAGCCGAGGCGGGCGCCACCATCGGCTACGGCGCGTAGCACATCACCACGGATTAAGGGCGGGCTGGTTCCCGCCCCTTCCTTTTGGCTTGATGCCACCTCCACCGGCATGACGCCGGGGCAACTCGTTTTTCAAACCAATCCAAACCAATAGCAACACCACTCAAAAGTCCAAAAGGAGGACATTGAAATGGCTGCGACCAAAGTTAGCGACATCATCATTCCCGACGTATGGGTTCCCTACGTCATTCAGCGCACGATGGAAAAGAGCGCCCTCATCCAGAGCGGCATCGTCGTGCCCAACGCCGTTTTTGACGAACTGGCCAGAAAGGGCGGCAACCTCATCAACATGCCTTATTTCAGCGATCTGAGCGGCGACGACGAAGTGCTGTCCGATTCTCTGGCTCTGTCGCCTGGAGCCATCGGAACCGCTCAGGATGTGGCCGTTCTGCACATGAGAGGCCGCGCCTGGGGCGTGAACGATCTGGCCAAGGCCCTGTCCGGTGACGATCCCATGAGCGCCATCGCCGACCTCGTGGCGAGCTACTGGAATCGGCGCGAGCAGGCTCTTCTGTTCGCCACCCTCAAGGGCATCTTCACCACGGCCCTGGCTTCCACGCACGTCAAGGACGTCGCAGTCGAGGCCGGTGCGAGCGCGACGGAAGACAACCTGATCGGCGGCACCGTGGTCATCGACGCGGCGACCCTTCTTGGCGACGAAGCCGAGGGCCTGACCGCAATGGCCATGCACTCCGTTCCGTTCAGCAGGCTTCAGAAGCTGAGCCTGATCGAGTACGTCGAACTCGACAGCAACGGCAAGCGCGTTGAGGCGAAGTCTGCCGAAACGATCACCGTCCCGATGTTCCTGGGCAAGCGCGTGATCGTGGACGATACCTGTCCCAAGGTTGCCGGTTCGACCAGCGGGTACAAGTACACCACCTATCTCTTTGGCCCCGGAGCCATCGCGCGTGGTGAAGGCAACGCCCCCGTTCCGGTTGAAACCGACCGCGACAGCCTGGCCGGTGAGGACTATCTCATCCATCGGCGCCATTTCGTGCTGCACCCCAGAGGGGTCAAGTACAACAAGGCGTCTCAGGCTGGACAGGCCCCGACCAATGCCGAATGCGAAACCGGCTCCAACTGGACGAAAGTCTGGGAAGCCAAGGCCATTCGCATAGTCAAGCTCGTGACCAACGGCTAATCACCTGTTAAGGGCCGGGAAACCGGCCCTTGCGCCTAAAGAAGGAGCAATATCATGGCAGGACACGATGATTTTCCGGTGGGAAGCTCTTTTGAGGATCGCTACCTCATGCAGCGAGCCATGTGCGGTGACATGGTTTTCTCGATCACGCCCGCAACCGTTGCCGGAGTCGCAGGCACAGGCAAGGCGGCGTCCAGTAGGACCGTCACCATTGAACTGAAGACGGCGGACGGCGAAGTGCATCACTGGTTTAACAAGGCCATCGCCAATGGCGTGAGCATCGCAGATACCACGACTCCAGCGGCAACCATCCCGAGCACTACCCTGACCTTCGTGAAGGGCGTGGCAACGGTTGTAATCACCCTTCCCGAGGGTGATTACGTCGCGGATCAAACCAACACCCTGACCGTGGCTCAGGCAACCGTCCTCGGATACACCATCGCACAGAAGACGAGCGTTCAGACCTTCGCGTAAATCTTCAGCAGCAACCATTAAGGGCTGGGCAACCGGCCCTTTATTTTCAGGAGACAATAAGGAGATTTGACATGGGCTTGGCAGGATTCAATCGAGCGAGGCGGCTCGCGGCAGAGAAAGAGGCCCAGGAGCAGGCGTCCAAGAAGAAAACCAAGCGCACCAAGGCGGCCAAAGAACCCCAGGCGCCCCAGGAAGCCGAAACATCGGTCGAGAAGGAATAGCCACGGGAGGTAGATCATGGCCGTAACAGTTGACGCAACCAAGGGCGGGCTGAACTCGAACAGCTACGCCACCGTCGAAGAGGCCGACGCTTTCCTCAACACCATCTACGGGGCCGACGAATGGGCGTCGCTGGGCGCCGACGACAAGGCCAGACTTTTGATAACGGCAACAAGATTCATTGACAGGCTCTCCGTGACCTACTCCAGCATCGACGTCAGTCAGGCCCTGAACTTCCCATTGGACACCGGAAGCCTGGACGGCGACGACGGCTTCGCGCAGGCAAAGCGGGCCTGCATCATCCAGGCGTTCTATTTGTTCCGAAACAACGACACCATCGGAGAGGCCCAGAACATGGCCATCCAGGGCGTCAAGCAGGAGGGCATCGGGCCGACCAACAAGATCATCACCGGCTTCAACTCGATGCGGAAATACGACCCAGATGTCTATCGGATACTTGGCCGGTTCCTCTACCTGGACTTCAAGATCGGGAGGGGATGATGGGTGAGTTTCTTTGTCCCGACTGCGGAAGACAGGTCGAAACGCCTCATTTTTGCGAGTGCAACCCAGGCGGCATTGAGTTCAACATCACGATCCCGCTGGGCAGGAAAGAGCCTGAAAGTCACTCGCCGGCCGATCCCTACGCCGAGCAAAAGGCTCATTTTCAGCAGCAGCTCGACGACTACTACATCACCCAGGAAGAGTATGACTGCCACATGCAGCACATCGAGCGCTACGAGAAGCTCTGGCGCACGCTCAACGGCAAGGAGGAAGACTGATGGAGTGGATTCTTAGCAAGCTCGTCCAGAGCTGGGAAGTCATTCAGCAGATTGCTGATTGGGCCGACCACAACGTCCTGGCGGCCATGTTCTTCGGCTATCTGTTCGTGAGGATCGCGGGCTACATCGTCAAGATCACCCCGAACAAGTACGACGACCTGTGCTTCGACATCGTGGTCGATGCGGTCAAGGGCGCCTGGGACAAGGTGCAGGCGGTGAAAGGCGGGCCTTTCAAGAAGGGCAAATAGCATGGGCGCAATCGCCGATTTCCTCAACCGCTATGCGGGCACGGACACGGTCGCAAGCGAGCTGACCGCAAAGGCCCAGGAGGGCATGCTCAAGCTCTACGAGGACGCCTGGCTTCGCATCTGCAAGGCCCTGGACGCCGCCCGCAAGGACAGCCTGAGCTTCGCCACCTACAGCCACCAGACCCAGCTCCTCAAACAGGTCGGGCAGCTCATTGACGACATGAAGGGCGGCCTGACCGACTACCTGGCCAAGGCCATGAGCGAGGCAGCCAAGACGGCGACCTCTGGTGCCGTCAAGGACATGCACCTGGTCGGCGACAAGCTGGCCAACCCTGCATCGTGGCACTTCAAGTTCAACCAGGATTGGGTCGAAATGGCCTTCCGCGACAGCTACGACCACATCGCCGCTCAGACCGACAAGATGAAGGCCGACTTTAAGGCCCTGCTCAGGCAGGAGGCCACGGAGGTCTTCAGGAAGGCGGCGGTCGAGGGAATCAGCAGGCGGCAGGCGACCCAGGAGCTTCGGGACAAGCTGCTTTCCAAGGAGCCGACCTTCCAGTTCGTTGACAAGGCCGGTCGGGCCTGGGACTTGCGGGACTACCTGGGCATGCTCACCACGACCGTCATGCACAACACCATGAACGAGTGCTACGTCAACACCATGACCAACGAGGGCAAAGACCTCGTGGCCATCAGCGCCCACGGCGCGACGGACAGGTGCGGGCCGTGGGAGGGCCAGGTCATCAGCCTCACGGGCGCGACGACCGGCTACCCGACCCTGGGTGAAGTGCGGGGCAGCGGCGACATCTTCCATCCAAGATGCAAGCACAGGCTCGTGGCCTACACCCCGAAGATCACTGAAATCTTCAAGCGGGTCGCGGCTGGCGAGAGCGACGAGGAAATTCTGGAAGCCATCAAATAGGGCAAGGAGGGGTGATGCAGTTCAACAAGAAGATCGCGGTCACATACAACACCCGAAACGAGCACGACGAACTTGAGCCGGTGGAAGACAAGGAGCTGCGGTGCTGCATCATCGAGCAACACAGGAGCACCCAGGAAACGGGCGACGGCAAGCGCAGGGCCTACGACCTCAAGTTCATCGTGAGCAACCGATCTTTCGCGCCGTACAAAGACCTGTTCACTTCCGACACGCTCACCTTCACCTACGATGGCGTCCAGTACGATCCGGTGCTCCTGACCAGCATCAATGAGTCCAGCGGCAAGGTCAAGTATTACGAAGTAAGGCTTGCTGAGAAACGAGTGCAGTGATGGAGATCAAACTTGATTTCGGGCCTGGGATAGCGGCCATGACCAAGAAGATCGGCGCCATAGGCACCAAGACCTATGCGGCGGCGGCAAAGATCATCGACGACGTGACCGACAACCTGCAAGCCGAAACGATCAAGCGCGTCCCCATTGACAAGGGCCTTCTCCAGCAGTCCATCGACAAGACTGTCGAACACAACACTTTTGCGAGCGAGATCACTGGGCACGTTTTCGTTCCGGCCAATGCACCGGCCAAGGACTATGCGCTCTACATGCACGAGCTGGAGTATAACCTGGGGGCCGCATCGCTTCAGAAGCAGGCGGGGCAGCCCGAGAAGGTCGGTCGCAAGTACATGGAGCGGGCCTTTGAAGAGAATAAGCGGGCCTACGAACTCTACATCGTGAGCGAGCTAAGGAGGGCAATCGGTGTTTAGCACAGTTCTGACAACCGTCCTGGCCGATGCCGGTCTTGGCCTCGTCAAGGGGCAGAACCTATTCAGCGAGCAGGCGAGCGTCGCCCAGTGCGTCCTGGTCAAGACCACGAGGGTCGAAGACATCGACCAGGCCATCCCGGACATTCAGAGGGCCGTCGTACAGGTCTTGGTCAAGGGATACGCCATCGAGGAGGGGTTCGCTTTGGCAGACAACGCCGTGAAGGCCCTTGAGTCCCTTTCTGGCGCGTTCTCTGATGGGGCGGCACAATACGGCATAAAGTCGGTCATCGTGCGAAATAGGCCCGTTTTCGTGGCCTACGGCGGCGAGAAAGCCTACTCCGCAAACCTGGAGTTCTTCTACTCCATCGCATAGCGGCAACAAACCATAGACCGCCCTGGCGGCATCTACTTCACCGCATCCAGCAATGGATTGCGGGTTTTGTTTTCACAATCAATCCAACGAAAGGAGCAACACAGCATGGCAGGTGTGGCGCAAGACGTGAAAATGGGCGTTTGTACGGTTGAGTTTGATACCGCTGATCTGGGATATACCAGCGGCGGGGTCAAGATCAGCTACAAGGCCGAAACCAAAGAGAAGACGGTCGATCAGGAGGATGCGCCGGTTGACGTCATCGTGATCGGACAGTCAATTGAAGTGACCGTTCCATTGGCCGAGCAGAATCTCTCCAGGCTGGCCGACCTCCTCCCCGGCGCGACGTACACGCTCGATGCGACCAAGAAGAAGATGGTCTTGAGCGGCGCGGCAGGATCGAGCCTTCTGACCCTGGCAAAAGAGCTGGTCGTGAAGCCCGTTGGCGGGACGGCGAACGATTGGGTCACGATCCACCATGCGGTTCCCCAGCCGTCGATGGAGTTCAGCTACGACAAGGACAAGCAGCGCATCTACGAGGTCGTGTTCAAGGGCGTCAAGGGCACGAACGGTTTTGTAACCTTCGGCGACGAAACGGCAGCGCCCTAAGCCGTGACGCGGCTCAATGAAAGGAGCTGAACATGGCAGGCGTAGCAGCAGACGTGAAGATGGGCGTCTGCACTGTCAGTTTCGGCGGTGTAGACCTCGGTTATACCAGCGGCGGCGTCAAGGTAAGCTACAGGGCTGAAACCAAAGACGTCGTCGTTGACCAAGAAGACATTCCTCTCGACGTCATAGTGACAGGTCAGTCAATCGAGGTCACGATCCCTCTGGCCGAGCAGAATCTGGAGCGGCTCGGCGGCCTGCTTCCTGGAGCGACCTTTACGCAAGATGTGGCCAAACAGAAGCTGGTCTTGAGCGGCACGGCTGGCACCCGTCTTTACCCGCTCGGCAAGAAGCTGGTCATCACCCCAGTTGGTCTTACGAGCGCCAATGAAAAACTCACGATCTACAAGGCAGTTCCGCAACCTCAAATCGAGTTCAGCTACGACAAGGACAAGCAGCGCATCTACGAGGTCGTCTTCAAGGGCGTCAAGAGTCCAAATGGGTTCGTGACATTCGGTGACGAAACGGCTGGCACTTAGCCGACGAACGGCTGACAATCAGCCGGGGCATGGTTTTTATCTGGCCGCCTTCGGGCGGCCATTTCAATTCATCTTTAGCAGGAGCGTTTAGTATGAAAGTCATCAACCTCGACAAATTCGCAACTTTTCAGAAGGTTTCCTTGGGCGGCGTCGAATACTCCGTGCAGGGCAAGCCGGTGGAAGACTTCCTCACCGACACCGTGGCCAAGAAGCTCGAAGAGGCCAAGAGCAACCGGGATAAGGTCGAAGTGCTCGTGTCCGAGGTCGAACGCATCAGTGACATCCCTCGTGAAGTGCTGGTCAAGCAGACCTTCGGCGTTCTGAATGCCATTCTGATGGTTGCCCAGGGCGTTGATCCCGAAGCGAAAGAAGCGTCGGAGGGCGAAGGCTCAAAAAACGACTGATCCTGAGCTATGACATGGGGTACGTCATGTGCTCAGTCATGCGCTTCTACGGCATCACGCATGCTGACCTCCTGCGGCTCCCGATATACACGTTCTGGGAGATGGCCAAGAACATTGATCGGCTCAGGGCCGAAGATGACAAAAGGATGTTCATTCTCTTGCAGCAGGCTTTCATGTCGGAAAACGCCCAGAAGTACCTGGACGGGCTGCATGAGGAACAGGGAACCGTCATTGAAACCAGCGACGGCTATTATGGCGAAAAGTTTGACCAAGGGGCGTTCAATGCGCTTCGAGGGCTACTTGGAGGCTAACGGGCCATCTGTGCCGCACTAAAGCGGCCCCATATTGGAGCACGCAATGAATCTTGGGACTTTATCAGCATCGGTTACGCTTGCGACCGGCGGCTTCAAGGCTGGCGTCCGCGAGGTCACAGGCGGCTTGGCAAGCATCGGGCGCTCTGCCTTCATGCTCAATCAGAGTCTTGAGCTGGTGCAGCGGCTGACGGGCGGCCTGGTCGGGAAAATCGGCGAACTGGGCAAGAACATGGTCGAGACTGCGGCTGAGTTCGACATGCTCAAGCTCTCCCTGGAAACTCTGACCAAGGGGCATGGCCAGGAGTGGTTCGACAAGTTGAACGAGTGGGCCATCAAAATGCCTATGAACACCCAGGGCGCCATCAAAGCCTTCCAGCAGATGAAGGCGATGGGGATGGACCCGACCATCGACACCATGACGACTCTGTCCGACACGGTTTCGGCCCTGGGCGGCAACAAGGATACCTTGGAGGGGATCGCCCGTGCACTGGGTCAGATGTCCACCAAGGGTAAAGTCCAACTCCAGGAAATGTATCAGCTCGCTGAGCGCGGCGTGCCGGTCTTTGAGCTTTTGGCCAAGTACACGAACCTGACCAAAGAGCAGATTGCAGATATCGGCAAGTACGGTGGCGAGGCAAAGACGGTCATCGAGGCCATCATGTATGGCCTCAACCAGATGTACGGCGGCCAGAGCGCAAAGATTCAATACAAGTACACCGGATTGAAGGAAGGCTTTATCGGCTACTGGTCTGAGTTTCAGCGGCAGATCATGGACTCAGGCCCCATGAAGCTCCTCGAAGAGAAGATGCTCGGCGTCATGCAAAAGATCGACAGGGCCTTCGCAAGTGGAGACTTCAGCAGGTATGCCCGCGAGATTGGAAACACGGTCGAGGACATCATCAACTGGCTCTACGACATGGGCGAGTCCGCCTGGCAAAACCGCGACAAGGTGAGCAAGTTTTTCAGCGAGATCGCGGAAACGGCGCGGAACGCCTGGCCGGTCATCAAAGACGTGGCCAGCGCCATCGGCTCCGTTGTGGAGGCGGCTGGAAAGCTCATCACTGCGGTTCCAGGCGGCGGCACCGTCGCAACCTACGGCCTGATCGGAGCCTACCTGTTCGGCGGTCAGGCGGGCCTAGTCATTGCCGCGATCACGGCGGCTGGCATCCTGATTGACAAGGCCGACAAGGCCACTCAAAGCTCCCTTCAGAACATGAAGGACAAGCAAGACACCGACTACGGCAAGTTCATGATCGACAAGGTCGGGGTCATGCAAGATGAGCTTTGGGCAAGCACCAGCTTTGACAGCGCTGGCATCTATGCCGACATGAGCAAGGCCGTTGACGAGTGGAAAACCAAGAACAAATCGGCGCTCAAGGAGGCGCGGGCCGACTACGACCAGTGGTATCAGGATTTGAACGGCAAGGACGCCTGGTACAAGACCATGCTCATAAGCTGGATCGACGGCGTTGAACAGATGGGGCAGAGTATTAAGGACGGCACTAGCCTCATGGTTCAGTCCTTTGATGAGGCTTTGAGCAGTGGCGAGTCTTTGGGATCGGAGCTGCCTCAAAGTTTTGCGGCGGCGGTTGATAGCCTGGGAGAGGCAAGCTCAAGCTCAGAGGAAATGACCGACAGCATCGACAAGATGATAAGCCTGGTTAGCGAGGATAAGAGCCTTTATCAAATGGGCCAAGACGCAATGCAGGCTGGCTCAGAGTTTGAAACGGTTGACAACAACGCCAAGGGCGCAACCAGCACGCTTGAGACTCTTACTTCAAAGGTTCTTGGCCTCGCCAATGTGATGGCCGAGAGCGGCAGCGCTTTCATGGCCTACGCCCAGGGCCTTGCAATGGTCGAAAGAGCCGACCCGCTGGCTGGCGTTGACACCAGGTGGATGAAAGAGGATGTTGACCCCAAGCGCTTCACGATCTCAAGCGTAGGCCGCAAGGGCAGAGGCGGCGGGGGCGGAGGGAGCAAGTCCGACCCGTCTGAGTCGGCCCTGACCAGCATCATCAACAAGTTGATCGAGGCCAAGGCAAAGCTCGAAGAGATCGGCCTGAGCGAGTTCGATGCTGGCCTCAAGAAGATCATTGCCGACTATGACCAGTTGATCGAGAAGAACAAGAAGTTCTTTGATTCACAGCCCGAGATGCAGGGAAAGATCGACGAGCTGCGGAGGATTCAAGAAGAGGCACTGGCCAAGAAGATGCTCTTCGAGGCCAATCAGAACCTGGACGACTCCCTGAATGAGGCCAAGTTCAATGCGGCAGTGGCGGGCATGTCCGAGTATCAGGCCGCGCTGGCCCAGGTCAACTTCGAGTATGAGAAGCTGGTGCAGTCAAACGAGCGCCTTCTTGGCTCCAAGATGGACGAGGGCATTCGGGCGAAGATTACTGCCATTCGGGATACCAACCTGGCGGCCCAGCAAGCGGCGCTGGCAAAGAGCATCGAAGACGCCATCAATGAGCAGCAGTTCCAGAACAGCATCCTGGGAATGACCGACCTTGAGCGGATCACCGCTGAAACCACCTGGCAGTTCGAGAAGATGGGCGCCAACATCGCCGGAGTGGCCGACAAGATCGCGGAGCTGAACAAGCTCAGATTGGACGGTTTCAACCGGCAGATTTTGGACAGCATTGCCAAGATTAGCGACCTCAAGATGGCTTTCCATGAGGCCACTCAAGCAATGGCAGGCGAGCTGGCCAACGCCCTGGTCGATTGGATGTCCACCGGCAAGTTCGACTTCAAAAAGCTGGCGGCAGCCCTTATCAAGCAGCTCCAGATGGTTGCGGCTCAGAAGACCGCATCTCTTTTGATGGAGGCGGCCTATCAGGGCGTCATGATCCTGGCCGACTACAACAACGCCGCGATTCACGCCGAGGCGGCGATGGCGGCCCTGAAGGGCGCTGCGATCATGGGCAGCTTCGTTGTGGGGTCTGGATTGGCCGGTATGGCTCATTCAGGCATCACGGACATCCCGGATCAAGGCACCTGGCTCCTGGACAAGGGTGAGCGGGTCGTTGACAGCAAGACCAATCAAGACCTGAAGCAGTACATCACCGAGAACAAGGGAAAGCCCAACGTGAACATGACGGTCAACATCAACGGCGGCGACGAGCAGAGCGTCATGAAGTCGTTGCCTGCCCTGAAGGATGCCGTCCTTCAGATTGTCAATTCCGATATCAGTTCAAACGGGCAAACCCGTCAAAGCATCTTGAGCTACACCCGATAACATGGGAGACCCAGGTTCACCACTTGGGCCTCCATTGGAGGGTATCATGGAAGACACCTTTCCTTTGGTTCCAGACCGACTCACCCAGACCACCCCGGAGTTCAGCACCAATATTGTCACATTTGAAAACCACAAAGAACAGCGGTCGGCGAGGATTTCAACGCCGTTTATCACGTTCAAGATCGTGTTCACCTACCTGACGCCTGCGCGGCTGCAAACACTCAGAACATTCTTCGATGAGCACATGGGGTCGCTCTACCAGTTCTATTTCGTCAATCACATTGACGGCCAGACCTATACGGTCAGATTCAAAAACGACAAATTCCCCGTAACTCATACGAACGTGGCCTGGCACAACCTTGAATTGGAGCTTGTGACATGCTGAGCCTTAATGCCCAAACACTAATCGCAACAAACAGCGAAGAGGTTCAGACTCTGTTCCTCTATGAGTTCACTTATGACGACGCCAACGATCCTTTGCGCTGGACGAGTTGGGACGTTGAAGTGTCATTTGAGGGGCATGTCTTTACGCCCGAAGTGGTCAAGCATTCAGACATCACCCAAAGCTCTGACGGCAAGATCAACGAATGCTCGCTGACTGTCGGAAACGCGAATCGAATGATCCAATACTACATCGAAAACTATGATGTCATCGGGCGTCAAGTTCGCATCATTCAGTTCTTCGTAGGCCAGACAGGCTACGTCGAAACGACGTATGTCATCAAGGGGGCAAAAGCCAAGGGCGACGTCGCCACCTTCGGCCTGAGCATCGGGATAGACTTTCTCAGGCTACAGGTGCCTGGGCGCATTATGAGGAGCCGAATGTGCGGATGGAAGTTTGGCGACTCACAATGCGGCAAGACCCCAGGGCCTGAAGAGCAATGCGAGAGAACCCTGGAGGCGTGCAGGGCCAAGAACAACGTGGCCCGATTCGGAGGCTTTCCAGGCATTATCAACGAGCGTTTCTACTTCTAGCAACTCCTGTGCCAAGAAAATTCATAGGGCAAGTTCCGTGCCAAGACGCTAAGCGCTTACTTCGTGCGATTTCCTGCTGATGGGGCCTCATTTGCGTTCTGACGGCAGCGACCCGTGCCGCCTTGTACTGACACCTAATCAGATTTTTAATGCGTTGACGCTCAAATCCGCCATCAGTGCGGATTTGCAGGCGAACGGGCATGCAAGATTTCTTGAGGCGCCTGCAACGAAATCAACCATTTTTGGGGCGAAAACCATGTATAAGCGCTACTTCGAGATTCCCTATCTGCTCAACGGCAGGGGCTTTGACGGGGCCGACTGCTACGGCTTAATCCTGCTATGGTATAAGAACGAACTTGGCATTGCTCTGATCGACCCGATCAATGACCTCAAGCATTTTAATGATGCTGATGAGCGCGATCTCTTCATGAGCAACATTGGCAGCGAGTGGATTGCCCTTGGCAAGACCGAGCAACCAAGGCGCCATGATGTCGCCCTACTGCGAAACGGATCGGTGAACCCGAACCACGTCGCTGTCTTCATTGACCCGGAAAACATGCTTCAAACCCTGGAAGGCCCAGGTTGCCATATTGCAAAGTTCGCCAAATGGCGGCCCAGGACTTTTCGTATCTATAGGCACAAGAGGTTGGCTGAATGAGAGTCAAATTCATCCCCGATATGTTCGACAAGTCTACGGCACAGGACTACCTGGTCGATTACAAGTATCAGACGGTCGGAGAGTATTTTGACCAGATCGTCAAGATTGACCGCAATGGCTTTGCTCCGATCATTACTGGGAAAGAGGCGACCTGGGACGACATACCGTGTGCCGATGATGAAATCATTTTCGTTCCTGCTCTTGAGGGCGGCGGTTTTTTTGGACTGATTGGCGGTGCGCTCTTAACGGCTCTGAGCTTCATCCCAGGCTTCCAGTTCCTGCTCCCTATCGGGATCAGCCTCATGGCTGGCGCTCTCTTGAGCTTTGCCTCAAGCATGTTCTTCAAGCCTGACACCCCGACAGCTCAAAAGCAAAGCGCAACCTATTCCTGGGACGGCATCCAGAACACAATAGGAGACGGCAGCACGATGCCGATTGTTTATGGGAAGCATCGTGTTGGCGGGGTTCCCATTGAGGCGTTTGTCGAAGGCCCGACGTCGCAGGGCAGGATGTCGAACAAGTATTTGAACATTTTGCTTGCCGTGAGCGAAGGCCCCGTCGAAGACATCGACACGGACACCGTCCAGATCAACAAACAGCCTCTGAGCAATTATCGCTCAATCCAAAAGTGGCGGCGTCTTGGCTATTTGAACCAAGACACAATTGATGAATTTAATAAGGTCGTGACGTCATACAACATTACCGGCGTCCAGTTGACCTACAATATTCCGTACATATACAAGACGCAAAACGAAGTCAATGCCGTAAGATGCGTTGTCAGCTTCACCGGCCTATGTAATTTCAGCGATGAAGGCGACATGCAGAAGCAGGATTGCGCGTTCCACTGGGAATGGAAGGACAACCTCAATCCTGATGATTTTTGGCACGCCACCGAAGATACGCGGTTCTGGGCCAGGACAAACAGCAAGGTCGATTTTTGCAAGTATATCAAGTTTGACCATAAAAGCCAGTATCTTATCAGGGTCACGAGAATTTACGGAGACAATACTAACCCAAAGATTTACGACAAAAGCTATTTTACGACCGTTAACGAAATCGAACATGCTGCATTAACTTATCCAAACACTGCTTTGTTGGGTTTCAGCATCAAAGCAACCAATAGGCTTTCCGGGTCTTTCCCCAATGTTACGGCAATTGTCAAGGGGCGCACCTTGAAAGATGTTAGGACGGGGGAGGTTGCCTATTCTAACAACCCTGCCAATATCTTGTACGATATTTTGACAAACCAACGATATGGACTTGGACGTGTGATGGACGAATCACACATTGATATGGACAGTCTTAAAACATTCGCAAATTGGTGCGATCAGTACGTCACCTATCGCTACTACAACGGGTCTATCAAGCCGTGGTCTGCCACAAAGACGTATGCTCTTGGGGCGCTGGCGTATGATCCAGCGACGGATTACGACTACAAATCCATTCAGGCCGACAACCTCAACCATGCTTTGACAAACACGTTGTGGTGGGAGAAGGTCGGTGAGAACTTTTACATTACGACGACAGAGAAGCGCTATGAAATCAACATGGTGCTTGATACGCAGTTTAAGGCCATAGACATCATTTCAAAGATTTGCGGCACTTGTCGGGCATTGCCATTTTGGAACGGCGACAAATTCAAGGTCGTGATTGAGCGACCCGACACGCCCGCCCAGATGTTCAACATGAGCAACATCGTCAAGGACAGTTTCGAGGAAACCTATACCGGCCTTGCCGATGTTCCGAACCAGGCTGAAGCGATCATCCTTGACGAAAAGAACGATTACGCCAGAAAGACGATCACCGGCATTGACCGAGACAGAATTGATGAGCCTCCCAACACCAGACAATTGAATCTGTTCGGAATCACAAGGCTGTCCAGGGCAAGGCGCGAGTTGGTTTTCGCCTTGAAAAAGGCCAAGGCAATCCGCAAGTTCATTAGCTTTGAAACCGGCATCGGCGGTGTGATTTGCGAGGTTGGCGACCTCTTCTACTTCCAGCATGACGTTCCCCAGTACGGCTTCGGTGGGTCTATTGAAACGAAGGTTGGATACGTCGTGACCTTCGGCAAGGGTCTTTCGGTCACGGCTGGCAAGCAGTACACGCTTCGTATTCGTCGGAAGAACAACACGTTCTATGTCGATACCTGGACGGCTCCCAGTACGACCACGATCACCGAAAGAACTCTTGAATCCGGGAACAACGTGCAGGTTGGAGACATCTGGGCCTTCGGCGAGATCAACAAAGAGGCCAAGCCATTCAGGGCGCTTTCAATCACTCGCAAAGACAACAAGACGGTTGCGATACAGGCAGAGGAGTACAACGAGTCGATCTTTTCTGACGACGAGAGCATAGACGTCGAAGAGTTTGACTACAGTCAACTCAACTTGGTCGAAGAGTACGAGCTTGACGGCACCGTGGAAGACCCTGAGCCCGTTCCGATTGCCGTCGATCCTGATGATCCGGTTGCGTCCCATGCCGTCCCGCCACTTGTCACGGAAGTCAACCTGTCTGAGAGCCAGGAGCTGGTCGGGGATGTCTGGGTGCCCAACATCCAGGTGTCATACGGGCCGGTTGAAATGAGGGCCAACAGCAGGGCCACGATTGACCACTACATTGTCATGTATGCCGTCAATCCTCCGACTGAAACGATCAGCAACGACGATGCGATTTGGACTGTCGCCGGAACGGCTGTCGCCGGATTGTTCACGATTCGTAATGTAAAGATCGGCATGGATTATTACATAGTCGTGAAGCCTGTGACGAATTACGGCGTGACAAACCGGCAAGAGCAGGGCGATCATGCTTTTGACAACCACATCAAGCCGTTGGGCAAGGAGCTTCCACCGGCTCCACCGACAGACTTGACGGTCATTCCCGGCAATATGTGCAATGTCATCAAGTGGAAGCCGTCGCCCAATCGTGACGTGGCGCAATACGAAATATGGTGCTCTACTCCAACCAATAACCGCGATCTCGCGGAGCTTGTTGGTACGAGCACCGGACTGCGGAATGGCAATATAGTCTGGGCCAAGTGGGTTCACAATGACCTTGAATCCAATATGGACTACTACTATTGGATCAAGGCCATTGACGCTCATGGAAATGAGAGCCTTTGGGAGCCGCTTGGGGGCGGGGCACACGTTCATCTGACCGCAAATCCAAATAAGGTGCTTCCTCTGCTCGTTGGCGCGTTGGGGACAACGCACCTAGATGAAACCACTGGAGGCAAATTCAACAGCATTGAGTATGGCGCGACGGTCGGGGCCAAGATCGGCACGAACCTCGTTAAATCAGACGGCGTCACCCAGGTCACGGAAGCCGATCTGATGCTAAACAATCTTCTGGCCCGGACGATCACATTGGACACGAATGGGAAGTTCGTGAGCGCGGCATCCGGGGCGCGGTTCGAGATCACCAAGACGCTGATCGCTGGATACGACGCCTCGAACGAGGTGCAATTCAAGATCAGGGCAAGCGACGGGAAGGCGGTGGCTGGAGGCGGAGGTGTTGTTTTAAGCTCGGTCGGAATAACCCTGGACGCCTACAACGGGTCAGGGACGAATCCTCCCGGCAGCCCACCGGCTTTGCCGTCTGAAATAACGTGGGTATATGATGGGAATGTTGTCGCGAGTGTTCGCGGTCAGTATCAGGGCAGCGCCAACTATTATTCACTGGACCTGAAAGCTGGAAACGGATCGTCTTACGCAAGACTGTATCTTGGTACAGGGCCTGTAAATGACGAAATTGTCTTAATCAGCGACTACGTCTATCTTTACGGGAAGACGATAGCTGCCGGACTCAATACCGATTTGTCTCGGGACACCGACGACAGCTATCTGAATTTGCATGGCGGGACAAGCGTCACAGCTGGTGCCGCAGTATCGTTGTTTGGGCGCGACCATGCAAGCTATCCCGGCAATATGTACCTGACTTTCGGAGGGTACACGTCAACCGGCAAGCTAGTGGTGAGGCGCCGCGACAATTCGGCTTATACCAGCGTATTTGAGATTGACAACGCCGGGAACATCGTCACGTCAGCGTTGCGGATCGGCGCCTACGTCAACGACTCATACTTGGCCATTTGCGCGGGAGAAGATGGTCTGAAGGGCGCATCGCTCACCATGTACGGACGCGCTCATGCGACCCTTCCAGGCGAGGCGATATTGACGCTGGGCGGCTATAACGCCTATGGAACATTCACGATCAGGCACCGGTTGACCGACGAGTCAGTATCCACGAAGTTCACATTCACAAAAGACGCAAATCTGAGCATCGGCGGCGCCAGCATGGGAATGAGCGCAACCAATACGGTGTGCATCATGACCGGGGTTGCTCCGCTCACCTCGCCCACGGATGCCTTCCAGATGTTCTCAAAAGACATTGTGGGCGGGAACGCATGTCCGCACATTCTCACAGAGGCCGGAGATTTGATCCGGCTCTATTCCACTACGTACCTCGCGGATGTTGACGCGACGACGCTGACGGCGCTGACCGGGGCCTATGGGACGGCTGGCTCGGCGATCGCCGATGTGGGCACCAGTTTCAACCAGAACACTTTGAACAACAATTTCAGGCGGCTCAAAGACCTGGCGAACGACCTTCGGACTGTTGTTGTGAGTCTTCGCACCAGAGTTAACGGCATTCTCGCCCGACTCGAAAGCGTCGGCCTCATGAAAAGCTCATAGGGAGGCAGAGCATGATTACGCTTGAGACGCAAGTACCGATTACAACGGTCAGGATAGATCAGATCACAATACAGCTCAATCGGGACGGCGGGGAAGCGACCGCAACCGTGTCGATTCTTGATGCCAACGGGAATGTCATCCGGCGCGAGATCACGCAGCACCCGAATCCGAACGCCTTCATAAAGCAGATCATCGCCAATCCCAAAGCTGCGTTCGATTTCATCGACGGCCTGCTTCTGGCGAAGTATCCCGGCGCCGCCGTCACAAACAGCGACATCAACTGGTAGGAGAAGTGCATGAGCAATGAGGCAGTAAAACAAGTTGAAGAGTTGAGGGCAACGGTGAACGAGACAGAGAACAGCCTCAATGATGTTTTGAGCGGCGAGCAGGCGACCCTCAGCGAGGAAGCGGTCAATCAGATGCTCATTGAGGCAAAGAAGCGCCGGATCACCCAGTGCGCCCAAGAGATGAACGCGGTCATGGAGAAGTACCAGTGCAAGCTGGTTCCGGTGACGATCATCGTGAATGGCGAAATTTCGCAAAAGGTCGAGGTTGTGACCGCCGCATAACAACAGTTTCAACACCAAGGGCCGCCTTCGGGCGGCCCTTTCTATTTGGAGGAAAAGCATGTTCAACGAAATCTTTGAGCTTATCAATGAATACGCCGATCAGTATGGCATTCCGCGCAAGATTGTCTACGGCGTATGCAAGAAAGAAAGCGCGTTCGATCAATTCGCCTGTCGGTTTGAGCCTGCCTATCGGTGGCTGTTCCAATATGACAAGGTTCATCCTCCCATTTGCTCCCACGACACGGAGAAGATTCTCCAGATGACGTCCATCGGCCTCATGCAGGTCATGGGCGGCGTCTACCGCGAGTACGGCTACAAGGGCTGGTTGAGCGCCCTGTTTGCGAGTCCCGAGCAGCAGATCATGTACGGGTGTCGGCACTTGGCGGGCAAGATCAAGAAGTACGGCCTGACCAAGGGCATCGCCGCTTACAATTCCGGCTCGCCCATCATGATAAACGGCAGGCTGAAAAATCAGGACTATGTGGACGATGTGCTGGCATTTGCCGAGGAATACCAAGGCTAACCTTCCACCGGAGGAAGACTAGACAAAGGGAGCACACAATGCCAGAAAATCAATACTTGAAACTCAAGGAGGAAATCCTGGCAGAGACAAAAGCCGCATTTCAAGAGATGCTGAACGAGGCTGTGAATGAAATGACCAAGTGCGCGGCTCAAGCCATACAACCCGTCAAACATGGCCATGCTGATGAGTCTCCATGTAAAGACAAATGCGGTCTTAGCCCAAACGAGCATTATGAGGCTCATAGAAAGGTCAACGAGTTTTTCAATGACCTGAGTGATATCACAAAGACGGTCAGGGGAACGATCATCAAGCTGCTCATTACCATCGGCGTATTGGCAGCGGCCCTTGGTCTGGGCCTTGAGGTCAAAAGATACCTTCCATAGCAGAAAGGATCAGACATGGGAGTTTGGGACTTTTTCAAAAGCATATGGAGTAGTTGGATTGGTCAGCTCTTCAGGAAGGCGGCCACTACGGCAGCCGGTGAGCTGGCCGAGGGCATCGCCGACATCGCCCAGGCGGTCGTGATTGGTCTGGCGAACAATTCAAAATTGACAAACGCCCAACGATGGCAGTTCGCCAAGCGAATCATCACCCAGACCTGTATTGATGAGGGGAGGGAGTTCACCGGACATGCGGTAAACATCGCAATCGAGCTGGCAAGCGCCATCGTCGCCCAGGGCGCCAAAAAGCTGATCGACTCCGCTGAACAGAATGCAAAATGAGCGACATCCTCCGGTATCCGTTTAAAACGGACATCCAACTTTGGAACCTGGGCGACATCCACCGTGGCGACCATGCCTGCAACCGGGAACTGTACCTGAAGGCCATCGACACGATCAGGCGGGACAGGTTCAGCTTCTGGGTGAGCACGGGCGACATCCTCAACGTGGCCTTGAAGGACAGTAAATCGAGCGTCTACACGTCGTGGGCGCTTGAGAAGGAATACGAGGCCGTCGTG